CCCCCCCCCAAACCAAAAATCATACGTGTACGTATCATACGTGTACGTACTAAATCATACGTGTGCGTATAGTACGTGTACGTACTATCTAGGGCGCGGAAAAGGGGGACGGGAGGAACACAACCCCCCCCGTCCCGATGTGCCGGAGGACTAGTCCGGCGGTGTGTCGCGCTTCACTTTGATTCGCTTCGTGAGTTTGTCTCGCAGCCCCTTCGTCCGAAAAGGGCTGGTGTTGGTGAGCAGTGCAAACTGCTCCGGCGTGAGTTGAATGAGGTCACGCAATTCGCTTTGCGGGTCATTCAGTGCGTTTGGATTTTCCATCATATTTTTTGTGTGGTCGAAAATTAGGGGGAGGCTTTCGCCTCCCCCCGTTTGATTTACCAAGGCATTCCGTCCGATTCGGACTGCTGCCCCATTGCCCACAAATCGTTATTCGATTCGCGGAGTGCGTCCCATTGCTTATCGACGTTCACTGCGTCTTCGTCTTCCATCGCTTCGGATGCGTACTGGTCGAACGTGCCGAACGTGTAGTGATTCGCGACGAGATATAAAACGTTGGTCAATTTATAATCTCTCACAATCACTTCGCCTTCGAGGTTGGCTTGGGTGCTGCTCTTGCCGCGCCTCGCGTTTTTGTGGTCGATGAGGTCTTGGATATCCGGCTGCCATATCGGGTCGCCGTTTTCGTCAACGTATCGATGCCAAAACGATTTTTGCGGTATCGTTTCCACGTACACGCTGCCCTTGTGTTCGATGAGGCAAGTGCCGGAAACGTGTTCGCCCCACATTCGAGGTTGCACGTTGAATTCGATTTTCTTGTCTTCGCGTTTCGCTTGGTTTGCCAAACTGTTTGCGTATCGAAAACCGACGATAAACTGCCCGTCCGATATTTTTTGAATATCGCCGTGCTCGTGTTTGTATCGTTTACCGTTTGCATCGTCTCGCGTCTTGCGGAGTCCTGCGCTGGTTTTGGTTTGCATCCGGATGAACTGGCATCCGATGATTGAGGTGAGTATTTTTTCGACACTCGCTTTCGGTGTCACTGTGTATTTTTTGTGTTTCATTTTGTATGTGTGTTTTGTGTTTCGGTTGAAAGGGGGGAAGCTTTCGCCTCCCCCGTGATTTGTTTTAGTTATAGAGTTCCGGAAACGCTGCGGCTAATTTCATTTCGGCCACTGTGTCGGAATCGGTGGGGAGTATTTCCCGCGCCTCATTCGTTTCGAACTGGTCTAACCTGTCCTGCATATTTTCACGTATCGCAACGATGTGCGGATTATAGTCTCTCTTGCGAGATGGCGGAGGCGTTAGCCTTCCGATGGAGTCAGTGATGATTTTCGTCAGTGTGATTTCATTTGCTGTCATAATATTTTAGTCCTTTGTTTTTGTAGTGTGTTTATTTTTTGAAACTTGTTCTTTGATTCGTCCCTCCCCTTCGTGGCATTGGTTTGCTCCGGCTCGGTTCGAATGAGTTTGACGCTTTCGCTTTTCGCTTTCGCAGAATCCTTTGATGACCAGTGGCAATCCGTGTCTCGCTCCGTGTTAAGGTGTCGGTGGCTTTTAACCTCACCAGCGGATTTCTCCCCGCCCTCACTTCCAAAATTTTAGGGCAATGCCCTCCCCGTGTCGATGTTTATTATGAAAATAATTCACGCCTAATGAGAATTAGAATCATTCTAAATACCCCCCCCATCCCCGTCCCCCCTGTTACTCGAAATAGGAACGCACGTATAATCACATAGTGGCGCGGGGGGGTATTTTTCAGTCTCCCCGAGCGATAATCCGTCTTCCCCTTTACGTCTTCTCATATAGCCCCAATTTAAATTTAAACAAATTTAAAATGGATTTGATCATACCATAAATGATTCAACTCAAAAAAAACCGGGGGGGTACTTTTTTTAAAGGTCTTTTCATTTGCAATCTTGTAATATGTTGCTATATTATAGCGGATTGCTGTTATGGCGCTTGTAGCAACACTGTTTTCAAGCGAAGTGGAGTTTTACCTCCCTATGGAGTGGTCTAGGGCTCCCTCTCCGTTTCCAGTTCGGGGGGGGAGTTCTTTCTTACTCTACCCCTCATATAGCTAACTATGATTATATTTTACGCACATCCCGTTAGAGAGTATCCTCTCCTGAATCTTCTCTTGAGACCGAATTATAAGCAGCTTTATCATTTTCATTTCCCTCTTGAACCATTCGCAGACGATTTTGAGCAATCTGTGGAAGACGAAATCGTTGTTTACCCTTTAGATCAAAAATTACCTAGAAAATCTTGTTATGAGCCAAACATGGAACAGGCATCCATTGAAAAAAACGGATTGGAAGGAAAAAATCCGGCGGATATTGAATACCTTTATGGAGTTTTTAGTAAAAATCGGTTAGATTTAAAAAAGGATGACTTTTTGTTTACCTTTATGAAAAATCCGGTGGACCGATTGTATGATCTTTATCATTTTGCAAAATTTGACTACCAAAGAGCTATGGAAGAGAGCGAAACAACCAGATCTAAAAATTTGGCGACTTGTGCTTTCAGTGGATTCGTTGATAAATCACTCGAAGAGTTTATTGATTGCTTTATTGAGAATTCGGGGCAAATTGAAGTTAAGTTTAATGGTGTTAAATATTATTTGGTTGAGCAGGTATATCGTTCCAAGAACCCTGTTTGTTATAATTTTGTTGGAATTGTTGAAAAAATGAAAAAATCCATAGAAATTTTGAATCAGATGCTTGAAATTGACATTCCATACAGGGGAAGGATAGCAAGGGAGTCATCGATATCAAAGAAAGAGACATACAGAAGAAAAGATTTGGAAAATTTGCTTAGTATAGACCTAGAAGTCTATCATGGGTACAATGATTTGGTTAAATAGCGGGGGTAAGATTAATTTTTGGAATAATTATGTTTATTGATCAGGAAAAATTTATTTATAAGGATTTACTTTTAGATAATTCTCATATTTTTCTTGAAGAATATGGAAATATTTCTTCTTTCTTTCAATATCCTGAATATCAGGACGATATTTTGCTTAACAATAAAAAATGGTATTTATTTCCATTTGTTTTTAAAAATAGATGGGGAAGAAAAAAATATAATCACCCATGTAAGAAATCAGAAGCTCTTCTCAGGAAACTTGATCATATTTTCTCTGCATATTATAGTATATTTGAACCGGGAGCCGAAATTTATCCACACGTAGGCCAATCTGAAGATGAACCTGTCTATAGAGTCCACTTACCTCTTGTTGTACCAAAAGATTCTGAAAATTGTTGGTTAAAAGTAGGAGGACAGAAAAGACTATGGGAAAATGACAAATTATTAATCTTTGATGACACAATAGAACACGAGGCCCGAAATTATACCGAGGAAAAAAGAATAATTGTATTAATGGATTTCAAAAAAGGAGCCTTTGTATGACTCCCAGACAACATAGAAAGTATGCCAAAGCAGAAAAAGAGCACCAAAAACAAATTGCTCAAAAAAGAGCAGAAAAATGGCATGTGCCCCTAAAGCATGATTCATTTTTAACTCTTGGACAGGCACTTGATAGTATGGCTCCGTTTAAACTAAGTCAGGGTGATATTCCTTTGGTAATTAAGCTGGTAGAAAATCCAAAATATGATATTGGGCTTTTTGCTGGAAATGTAGATCTTCATACTCATGATTGCATACATATTCTTTTGGGTCGTGGAATTTTACTTAAAGACGAAGCGTTTGTAATAGGCTATACTATGGGAAGTACGAAAAAAATGTTTCGATGGAGAAAAAATTTGTTTATGTTTTGTGCAAAGCATTTATATCCGGAAGGTTATAAATTCAGCGAAGAGGAAAGGTTGGTATTTAACATAGCTTTAGAAGCTGGGAAAAGATGTTTGGTTGATTTGTCTGAATTTGATTTTAAAAAATACGAAGGATACTCCCTAAAGGGGTTAAGACTTAGGTTCGGAATAGATAAAGACTTTTTGAAATGTTGTTATGAATTCGAAAAAGGATGTTTCCTTAATAGCCCGGAGAGTCAAAGACTAGTATGAAAACACTTTATAGACATCATGCCTTAGGTTGGCTAGGAGCCATATTAGTTTTGTATGGGTATTATCTTAATGCTAATATGAATGATAACTGTTGGCCTATATGGCTTATAGGTAATACTCTAGTTGGATTGTATTGTATAGAAAGACAAGCTTATCCTACTGCCGTTATGTCTTTTGCATTGGTCATTATGAATGTTTATGGATATATGAATTGGAGTACATAATGTTATTACGTAGTAACAAGGATTTTGCCATAGAGAAATCTGAATTTATAATAAATAATCATCACGAGATTGTACAAGAAACATATAAAATTTACAAAAAGTACCAAGACGAGTTTAACAATGATGATTCTACTTGGAATTATTATAAATATAACATTTTTGCACTTTCTTCTCCTTCAGTATTGTATTATGAGATTTTTTTGGAGTTAGTAGAATTTCTTTTGAAATATTTTAATGATGGTAATAGATATTGGTTTCAAAGTTGGTTGAATTTTCATTCTAAAGACGATGTTTTAGATTGGCACAATCATAAGTGGCCTTATCATGGATATATTTGTATAGACCCCAAAAATTCTCGGACTATTTTTGAAAATTATAGTATTAAAAACGAGATAGGAAATATTTATTTAGGTAAGGGGCATAGAAAACACAAAGTTGAAGTTTTGGAAGACTATGACGACTTCAGGATAACAATAGGTTTTGATATTTGTGATGAATCTTTTGAATATCTAAATGGAACGTCTTTTATACCGTTAATACAATGCAAGGATACAGCTAATGAAAGATTTGATAAAGAGGCTGGATACGAATTATTCAAGAAATAAGTGTAAACAACGGTAGTATGGCAAGATCAAATAAAGCCTCACGCGCAAAGCTTGCGGCAGATACCGCAGAAGAAATCAATGAAGCACTATCAATGCCTTATGTTGAAAACCCAATTAAAAGACAAATCAAGGTAAAACAATTTCCTTGGACTGAGCATCAAAAGGATTTTTTTAAAGTAGCGCTTGCTCGTGGCACAAAGGTAATGTTTGTAAATGGCCCTGCCGGTACGGCAAAAACGTTATTGTCAGTGTACTGTGGTCTTCAATTACTTAACATGAAGGTTATATCAGATATAATGTATCTGAGATCAGCCGTAGAATCGTCAGAGAAGAGCTTGGGCTACCTTCCCGGTTCCGCAGAAGATAAATTAAGGTTTTATAATTTACCATTTCTGGACAAGCTGGAGGAACTGCTTGCCTCCACAAGAGCGGAAAAACTTGAACAGGAAGGGAGAATCTCCATGTTCCCCGTTAATTTCGCAAGGGGACTCCATTGGGATGCAAAATGCATCATTTTGGATGAAGCTCAAAACTCTACCGCTAAAGAAATTATTACTGTTTTAACTCGTATGGGTGAAAACAGTATATGCTTTATTTTAGCTGATCCAATGCAAACGGATCTTAGAGGATCTCATAACATAGGTGCTTTTGAGGCTATGTATAAGCTATTTACTGATCAAGAGAGTCAAGCAATGGGAATTCGAACTTTCAGTTTCGATGAAGATGATATCATGAGGTCTGAATTGGTAAAATTCTTGGTAAAAAAATTCAAGCATTTAGAAATAGCGAATTGAAAAATTACATTATCCTGCTAAGATGGAAATGTGAAAAGCATCTGCGCCACATTCATTGTCAAAAATGAATCCGGAATAATAAAAAGATGATTTCTATTTTGAGAAACTTTCGAACACACATTAGATTACATTACCACTACTTTGTTCAACATCTTGTTCAACATTTTTCTTAACCAGATAGGCTTTGGCGTTTATCTCTCGTGCTAAATCGATTATTTCGTCATCTAAATCTTCCATTCTGCAATATTCTGTTCTGCAATATTGATAGCTCAATTCCAAGATCTGGGAGAAGTCTTCCTTGATTTTTCGTCTATCCATTCTACTCTAAATTACACTGATTAAGTAGACTTTTTAAAAAATGGGTGTTAATATAGATGTAATAGAAAAGAGATAGTAGAAAAAACTATGAAAACTTATTGCCCAAGTTGCGGAAACAAGATGGAGTACAAGGTAAAAAAACCTAATTTTTGCCAAAACTGTGGCAATTCATTGGCTATTGGGAGCCAGCCCGTAAACCAAGCAAAACATATCGAAGATGACGAATTCGAACTTCAAGAAGAGAATTTCACAGTGCCAACCAAGGGCTTGGAATTCATATTTGAAACAGATAAGCCAGCTTCAGAAACTTTAGGAACAATTTTCCAACAAGCATCTCAAGAGCAACCTCCCCCAGAAGTAGTGGATTTTACCCCACAAAACCCAATGTCTGCTAAGGAACATTTGGATGCTTTTCGTAATGAGGCTGGCACACTCAAAGAAAAAGAGGAGTAGTGCCAAAAAAAAGAACGCAAGTAAAAAAACCAGAATTTGAAGACGTTATACAGAAAATAGACACTGAAATCTTTAAAAGGAGAGGTAAATGGAGTTTGACTATCCTATCTTGGATGGACTTTGATGACGTTGCTCAAATTTTGCGTATTCACATATGGAAAAAGTGGGATCAATATGATCCCACAAAGCCATTAGCACCGTGGCTCAATAGGATTATTTCTAACCAAATTAAAAATCTTATTCGTAATAATTACGGTAATTTTAGTAGACCATGTTTAAGGTGTGATGCTGCCGAAGGGACTAATCTATGTTCCATATACGAGAAGCAATGTAATGAATGCCCATTATATTCGAATTGGGAAAAGACAAAGAAAAGAGCCCACGACACAAAGCTCCCGGTCTCTTTAGAAAATCATAGGCAAGAAGTATATAGTATGCCAACGGAATATATAGACTTTGAAAAATCAGTAAAAGGGTTGCATACAAAAATGCAATCAATTTTAAAACCGTTCGAATGGAAAGTATATAAAATGCTTTACATAGAATTTAAACCTGAAAAAGAAGTCTCGAAAAAAATGGGATATAAGACATCAGAAAAGAATAGGTCTCCGGGCTACAAACAATTAAAAAATATCAAAAAATCAATTATAGAAAAAGTTAAAAAAATTCTCGAAGACGGGGAGATTGAATTGTCATGACTAAAAAAATACAAGAACTAACGCAAGAACAAGAAAAAGCGATTATTAATCTATGGGACAATCATCCGAATGATCCCCCTTCTCTTCTAGAGCTTGTTAAAATAGCTTTCCCAAATGTCGAAAATGCAGACGGAAGAAGCAAGGAGGGGAAGGCCGTAAAAGCCTTTCTAGCGGTTCAGGATCTTAAGGCAAGGGGGTCACACCAATACAAGCCAAAAGGGCTTCTAGAGCTAACTGTGGATCGAGAAGAGTTCATTACGAATAACGTCCTGACAATGAAACCCTTGGATATAGCCAAGGCCGCTTTCAACAACGATAAGCTCACTACCTTGAGCCAAGAAGCAAGAACTGTAATCGAATATATTAAGACATTAGACCCTAAATTGGTTTATAGCCAAAGAGACGATAATGATGAGACTGTGGATGCATACAAGGCTCCTAAAACGTTTCTGACAATGGTAGCTAGAATCAATAGATATATAGCAGACAAAATCAATAAAGATAAAATGACCGGAGCCCAAAAGAGAGAGGTTAATGCAATCATGGGTTATCTATTCACTTATAGATTTAATCACCAAATAAATACTTACCAATCTGAAACAGATAGGGATTTATTCGAATCTAGCTTTGTTCGTTATACTCATAATAAATCTGATTTAACTCAGGAAGAAGTTGATCAATATATCGTTTTATGTACCGAAATTGTTATCTCTTCCAGTATCCAAGAAACAATTCAAATGATGCAATTGCAGATTGACCAAGAAATAGAAGGAGGCAATCGAATTCCCATGACGCTAATAGAAGCAAATAATACAGCAAGGACAGAATACAACCAATGCGTAAACAGGCAGCAAAAACTTCTAAACGATCTTAAGGTAAAGAGAAGCGATAGGCTGAGTAAACAAATCAGAGATAACGCAAGTATTCTTAATTTGGTTCAATTATGGAGAGAAGAAGAAAGTAGAAAGAAGATGATCCATTTAGCTGAATTGAGAAAAGAAACCCTTAAAAAGGAAATCGGAAAATTAACTTCGATGGATGAAATTAAAGCCAAAATATTTGGCATCTCAGATGAAGAGGTTTTAAATGGCTAATATCTGTAAAATATGTAAGACAGCTTTCGATTCAGAAAGGCAATTGCATGGTCACTTTAAAGCTCATGGTTTGCGCGTAATAGAATACTATCAAAAACATTATCCTCGTTATGATCTATATGACGATTCTATTATAAAATTCAAAAATAAAACCCAATATTTTTCTTCCAAGTTTAATTCTCGAACCAATCTTCGCCTTTGGCTCAAAAAGCAAACTAAAAAAAATGCTAAAGGATTCTGTGAAGAAATATTACAAGAAAGAATAATACAAAAAGATTTATCTTATGCGCCAAGTCAGGTTGAACTTAGGTCTTTGATGTTTCCCCCTATCCCATATTACAATGAAATATTTGGAAGTTATTATGAGCTTTGTTCTAGGCTGGGTCTTGAGAATAAATATTTGGATTTCAAGGAAATCATATGTGGTAAAGAATGGGATGATCCAAAATATAAAATTTTTATAGATACAAGAGAGCGAAAAGCTTTAAGATTTAATAGGCCAATAGAAATAAAAAAATTAAACTTCGGAGACTATTCCTTCAGCAGTAAAGAAGCTTCTGGAAATTGCTATATAGAACGAAAATCTCTTCCAGATTTTATAGGAACTCTAAGTGGCGGTTTAGAGAGATTTAAAAAAGAAATCGAAAGGGCTAAAGAGGCAAGTGCTTATTTAGTTATCTTGGTAGAAGCTAAATTTAATGACTCGTTATATTTTAATCAAATAAGAAGAAAAGGAACCTCTTCAAAAGTATATAGGAAAATAAGAATTACTCCAGAATATATTTTTCATAATTTAAGAAATTTAATCCAAAAATATAAACATATTCAGTTTTTATTCGTTAATGGAAGAAAAGAAGCAGCTAGAGTGACAGAGAAAATATTTACATCTGGAGGAGCTATCAAAAAGATAGACTTGCAATTAGCCTATGATGCGGGGAAGTTATAATAGAAGGAAATCTCATGAGACTAGACCACATAGCCTACAGAACGAAGAATAGGTATAAAACTGCCGAATTTTTTAAAAGGTGCTTTGGATACAAAATAGGTACTAAGTTTAAATTGAAATTTGAAGATGGTAGCACAACCGATTGTATTACTCTCGAACCGCCAGAAACAAGACATCCGGAAACCAGTAATTGGACCCATAGGACTTTAATGGGTACTCACCTTGCTGGTCCCGGTGATCCTATATATGGTGTTCATTGTGAATTTCATGCGCCACCGGAAATCTTTGTTAGCGATGGACCAAAGGGGTCTATTGTCGGTGATTGGGTAGAAGAAAGGGGTGGTGTCGGGGGCATACACCACATAGCTTATCAGGTTGGTGATGTCGAAGCCGCAATGAAAGAATGGGAAAAAGAAAAATATGTAGAATTTCTTTCAGAAAAACCAATGGAGTGTCCCGGACTCAAGCAAGTATTTACTAAACCCTCAGAATTAACAGGAGTAATATATGAACTCATTAAAAGAGATGGTAACGGATTTTGTGAAGACAATGTCAAAGCGCTTATGGAAAGCACAAGGGAGTTATAACATGAGAGATTTCGAAGGAAGAAATTACATTAATGGCCAATGGGAGACAACTCCCGAAATGTACGTGAAGATAAACCCTTCCACGGGTGAAAAACAAGGAATGTTTCCTGAGAGCGACAAGGTAATGGTTAATAAGGCTATTCTTTCTGCTAGGCGAACTTTTAAAAAATGGAGAAAGGTTAGCCGATTTGTTCGGTCAGACTATATGAACAAAGTTGCTCAAATCATTGAGCGTCGTCGGGATGAATTAGCTACGGTTATTTCTTTAGAAACGGGTAAAAATTACAATGAGTCAATTGCAGAGGTAAATGAGGCTTTGCACATGGCTCAATTTGCCTTTGGATCTGGAAGATCCTCTCACGGAGAAGTAGTCGCGTCTGAAATAGAAGATAAAGATTCCTATATGCTTCGTAAGCCCAAGGGTGTAATAGCAATTATATCTCCGTTTAACTTCCCCTTGGCAATCGGAGCTTATTGGTGTGCTGCTCCCGCAATTGTGGAAGGCAATACGGTTATAATTAAACCAAGTGAAGATGCTCCAATGTCTACACAAATGGCTATCGAGATTTACGAGGAAGCTGGGCTCCCTCGTGGAGTCGTTAATTTGGTGCATGGTTGTGGGGATACTGGCGATCTCTTGGCTCGTGGCGACGTGGATCATATTTGCTTTACTGGCTCTGCCGAAGTTGGTCAACATATTCGAAAAGTAGCGGCTGAGAGTTGGCATAAAACTACTTCCTGTGAAATGGGAAGTAAATCTGCATGTATTATTTTCGACGATGTAGAAATGGACTTGGCGGTTGAAGCAACAATTGCAAGCGCATTTAAGCTCTCTGGCCAAAGGTGTGTATCTTCTGGTCGTATGATTGTGCAAAGAAGTGTGGTGGATTGTTTTGCCAGACGATTTGTAGAAGAGGCTTCTAAGTTAAAAACTGGAAATCCATTTAAAAAAGTTTTTTCAACCAGCGGTGATCCCGGATGTGTCGCATGGGAAGCATCAGTTCCAGATGAAGAAATTTATTATGGTCCACTTATCAATAAGCAGGGGTATGAAAAAGTTCACCGTTATAATAAGCTTGTCCATCAAGACCCACTAGCCAAAGTTCTCCTATCACCAATAAGAGCAATCGATAACGAAAATGCTTATTTCTTATCGCCAATGGTGTACAAAACCGAATGGAGGGGTCACGAAGCACCTTATCTAAGAAAAGAAGTATTTGGTCCTCATGTCGCCATCATCCCATTCGATACCATAGAAGACGCAATTCGTATTTATAACGATACGGAATATGGATTAGCTGTTGGAGTTTTAACGAATGATTTTAGAAAGGCAAGAATTATGCGAGACGAATGTGACGCGGGAATGATTTATTGGAACGGTGGTTCCATTGCCGCTGAATCTCACCTTGCTTTTGGCGGAGTAAAAAAATCCGGAAATGGTTTTCCGAGCGCGGCGAGAACCTTTAGGGCAGTCACGCATGAGATTAGCTGGACAGTTAATCACGCAGACAAACTAACCTTTCCACAAGGAATGAAATAAAATGAGTAAAGAAAATAAAGATTTAAAGAACCAAGCCCCGGAAAGAACTCTGCAAGAAATTCAAGCTGACGTAGAGAAGACCATAGCTGAAACTAATAAGATAAACGCCGAAACTAGAAAGGCTGAAGCCGATGCGTTAAAGGCTGAAATAGAAGCAAGAGCGGCCCAAAGAAAAAGAAGTCGCGAAAAAGCTACCGACGAAGAAAATCATTTATACAGGTTCTCCGGGGAAGTCTCTAAGGCTTCCGTTACTACATGTATGAAGAAGCTTACTGAGTGGTCTCGATTAGATCCCAAATGCGATATTGAAATTGTTTTTGCCTCTCCGGGTGGAGAAATTATTTCTGGTTTTGAATTGTTTGATTTCATTCAATCTTTAAGAAACAGCGGCCATAAAATAACCACTGGTTCGCTAGGATATGCAGCATCTATGGCTGGCATTCTCTTACAAGCGGGTGACGTTCGTTGGATTGGACATCAGGCTTGGGTGATGATTCATAGAGCGGCGTTCGGAGCTTATGGAAAAACGTTTGAAGTAGAGGACGAGGTAGAACTTGTCAAGCGAATTGAAGAACGCTGTTTGGATATATTCGTCTCTCGTTCAAGACTTACCAAGCAAAAAATCAAGCGCAATTGGGATAGAAAAGATTGGTGGCTTAGCGCAGATGAATGTCTTGAATTGGAATTGGTAGATCAAGTTCGTGCCATGATGCCAGAAATGAAATTAAAAACTGCTAAATCAAAAAAAACAAAGAAAAAAATCTCTAGGAAAAGAAAATGAAAAAAGATAAAGAGAACTTTTATAAAAAGTTTAGAAGCCCGATTCCTCCCCATCTTTCCCCAGAGGAAAGAGAAGAATGGGAAAAAGAAGAAAAATGGCAACAAGAAGAACACGAACGCCTAAGAAGAGAAGGAAAATATCGAAACCAGTCCAAAGGAAGTCTATTTAAAAGGATCGTCGAATCAATAACGGGAAAATAAAATGAACAACAATAATCAAGTGAAGCAGAAGCTACTAATGGCAATGTATAAAAGTGTCGAAAGACAAAACCGACACATGCTTAATAGCAATCATCTTAGTGCAGAAGCAGAGAAATGGTTACAGGTGAATTTAAGACACAACTTTAACGAGGTGTCAAAATGAGTGGCCACCCAGAGGCCGATCAATATGAGCAATACATGGAGTATCTTCAAATGGAATTTCACGAATCAAGCAGACTAGCAGAAGAAGGCGAAAAAAGAGTCGTCTTGGTGGATATTGATGAAACAATATGTTTTTACGAAAACAAAAGAAGATATGACTTGGCTGTCGGCCATATGGCCAATATCGCAAAAATAAATAAACTATACGATGAGGGTTGGCACGTTGTTTATTGGACTGCAAGGGGAGGATCTGAAAAATCTAGAAAGACGGGGAAGTGTTACTATGACTTTACTTGGAAGCAGTTAGAATCTTGGGGATGTAAGTTCCATGATTTATCCACAGGAACGAAAGGAGAACACATAAAGCCTCCTTATGATATGATTGTGGATGACAAAGCAAAAAGGATTGAAGAGTTATGAAAATGACAAGTACCATATTACAAGTCATTAAAATAGATCCCCTGTTAATAGAAGAGATCAAACCTTCGTTTGACGATTTGCCCGAAACAGATCATACTGATGGAAAATATAGGCTAAGAAAATATTCGAAAGTTAAAGCATCTCAAAATAAATTCGGTACAACTACAATTTCTTCTATAAGTAAAAATGAATTTATACAAAGCGAAAAATACAATAAACACCAAGGGGGAATGAATCGAAAATTTATTAACATTGATGAAAATGTTATTCACAGTCCAGCGATAAAAGAACTGATAACCGCTTATTGGGATGCTTGTTTATTTTCTGAGATTCAAGAGATTGATATACACCAAATGAGAGTCAAATGTATCGGCGGTGCTACTCAGCTATCTCCGGAAGGTTGGCATCAGGATGGGTATGACTGCATTGCTATGATTGGAATTGATCGTCACAATATCATTGGGGGTGAAGTACTATTATCTACTAGCAAGACAGAGAAGCCATTTTTGAAAGCAGTTATGGATTCAGGTACAATGGTAATTGTAGACGATAGTTACTTGTGGCATAATGGTAGATCTATCCAACCTATTGATGATACCCAATCTGCTTATATGGATGTTATGGTTTTTACGGCAAGGAGGTCATCATGAATGATCGTAGACATTGTTGTCCAGTGGGACCTCGTGGAAAAAAGGGTGAACCGGGATGGACAGATTTAGCACCGGAAATTTGTCGTCAGAGAATGATTCTAGAGGGAACCCTTTATAACCCTTTTGAAGCAGACGACATGATCAGATATTGTAAGGAAATTTCTAAAGTATTGAACATGACTCCCATCGGGGAACCCATAACTGACTTTGCAGAAAAATACGGTTGGTGTGCCTATATGCATTGGAAAGAGTCCGGTATGCATATCTACTCATGGAACGTAAGAGATCCAAAATTCTTTTCCATAGATATATATACTTGTAAAAAATTTAAATATTTAGATGTTGTTAGATATACCACAGAATTTTTTGAAGAAGATTTAATTAAGCTAACGTGGAAAGAATAATAAAAAGAAAGATGAAAATGGCTGACAGAGAAAAATTTATTAAATGCGATTGTTGGAGCGAAGGTATGCTTATTACTAAGTTCGATGACGAGGAAGAGATGTACTTTAGTTACTGGCGTCACGGTGTTGATCCCATCAAATTATCTTGGTGGATGCGATTGAAACTGTGCTGGATGGCGCTAATCAAGGGCAATTACTACGATGACCAAGTTATTCTAAGTAAAGAAAAAGCCTTGGAACTTGCGCTGTGGATTCAAGATGAACACGGCATAAAATCATTGGAGAATTGAAAATGGCAGCAAAAAAAACTTTTCAGTATGAGCATAGAAGAGTCAAAAAGAAAACTCGGCAAGGTTGTGGCACTCACAGTAAGGGTATGAAAAAATACAGAGGCCAAGGTGGGCCAAGAAAAAGATCCAAAAAACCAAAAAAATGAAAGCGGCGGTTTTAGGCATAGGTAAAATGGGCACAGCCATATGCTATGCTATGCATAAGCTGGGGTTCTATGTCGTCGGTGCAGATTCAAATGAACATACAGCCGAAAATTTTAGAAAATACGTAGGTGGTCCCGATGGAGCATTTTATTTGACAGACCAAAATGATGCAGACAAATGTATGGAAAATGTATTGGTCTTTGAAAAGCCCGACATCGTTATCAGTAGCCTTCCGTACCATCAAACAGAAGAAATGGCGTACTGGTGCATAGCTAACGAACTTCGTTATTGTGATTTGGGGGGGCGTGTTGACGTTTCTAAGGGCATCAATGATGATGCAAAACGACATGCTACTAAACCCGTATTTACTGATCTTGGCCTTGCACCGGGATGGGTAAATATTCTAGCGGAAGAAGGTTATCGAAAGTTATATGGTGGCGCAGAGATAATTTCTGTCGAAATGATGGTTGGTGGTTTGCCAGATTATCTCGAAAGCAATAAAAACCCCTTAAGGTATGGTATTACTTGGTCAATTGACGGACTAATTAATGAGTACAAAGATGACTGTTTAATTCTTTTTGATGGAGAAACAAAATTAGTTGGGGGTATGTCTGGTTTAGAAACCGTAAAAACAGAAAGTCTCGGTGTTCTGGAAGCTTTTTATACCAGCGGTGGAGCCTCTCATACTCTAGAGTCAATGAAAAAAAAGGGGGTAAAAAATTGTTCTTACAAAACCCTTAGGTACAAAGGGCATTGCGACATAGTAAAGTTTTTAATTAGGGATTGTGGTTTAGACGATCACGCCTTAGAGCAAATTTTTGTTACTGGTTGCGGCTACGCAGAAAAAGATGAAGTTATTGTTATCGCCAAAGTCCACAAGGGCAACAAAACTTGGAACGAAGAAAAACTAATCAAACCAGATGAAAATTTTAGCGCAATGCAAAAAGCTACGGCTTTCCCTATCTCGTCTGTTGCAGCTTTAATGGCAGAGGGAGTATTTGATGGCAAAAAAGATGAACACAGAGACTATTATACTTATTATCTTAAGAGTTTAACATATGAGGATGTGCCTTATGACAAATTCAATGAGAATCTTAAAAAACTTAAACTTGTATCTTAATGTGGTATTTTCCGGAAAAATATAAACAAGATATACCTAATCTTAATCAGGAGTTTCTTGAATTAAAGGGAGAACTTACAAGCAAGCAGAGTAAAATATCCCTAGCTAGATTTTTGAGGAGCAATATTGGAATAACAACGGAATTGCTTTCTGGAATTAAGCTCGCTCCTTATCAAGAGATTACATTAAAGGGAATGCTCAATAGAAACTTTTCCATGTGCGTATGGGGTCGTGGTTGTGGGAAAACTTTTATTGCTTCGGTATTTTGTTTCTTGCAGTGCATTTTTGAACCGGGGACTAAAATTCTTATAGCTGGGCCGACCTTTCGTACTGCACGTTTTATTTTCAATAATTTGGAAAGTATAGTTGCATCCAAGGGCGCTGAGCTTCTTGCTCAGGCGTTTGGAGCCAAGTCGAAACGAAATGATCAATTCGAATGGCAAATCAATGGGGGTTCGATTACAGCCATTCCTCTTAATGGCGAAAAGATTCGTGGTTTTCGCGCTAACGTATTAGTCCTTGATGAGTACCTGTTGATTCCTGAAGATATAATTAGCAATGTTCTAATGCCTTTTCTTGTCGCTCCACAAAATATGAAAGAGAGGCTAGAGATAAGGGAAATAGAAGCAAGCCTAATAAGAGAAGGAAAAATGAAGGAAGAGGATCGTATGGTTTTCGAAAACGATTCCAAACTAATTGGCTTATCTTCTGCTAGTTATACATTCGAAAATCTATACAGAGTTTACAAAGAGTGGGTGGAAAAAATCTATTCCAAAGAAGAAACAGACGGTAAATATTTTGTATCTCAATTGGGCTACGAAGCTCTTCCGGAAGAGATGATAGATCATACCATTATTGAGGAAGCTCAAAATGGTGGCCAATCTCATTCCTCATTCGTTCGGGAATATTGTGCCCAGTTCACAGACGGTAGTGATTCTTATTTCAGTGCTAAGAAAATGCACGAATGCACAATACCAGATGGAGAAGATCCCACTTCTCAAATAATAGGAAAAAAAGGAGAGAAATATATATTAGCAATTGATCCTTCGTTTTCAAACAGTCCTAGTTCTGATTATTTTGCCATGTCCATATTAAATTTGGATGAAGAAAACGAATCTACGACACTTGTCCATAGTTACGCTGTAGCAGGAGGGAACCTAAAAGACCACATTCAATATTTATCCCATGTGGTCCAAAATTTTAATTTAGAAATGGTTGTTATTGATAACGCCGGATATCAATTCATAGACAGTGCTAACGAATCTAAATTTTTTAAAGACATTCACAAGCAAATTAATTTCATAGATTTTGATAGCAACAAAGATGGAGAAGACTATACAAAAGAATTAAAGAACCTGAAGAGACTCTACAATAAAGGCGGTGGCTATATTTGTTTCAAACAAATTTTCAGTAGCGAGTGGCTTAGGAAAGCTAATGAACATCTTCAGGCCAGCATAGATCATAAAAGATTATGGTTTGCCTCAAGAACAGTGGCGCATAATACGTCTTTCGGTGGATTTTCTTCGACAAGGGTAAAATTGGGTTTGGTTAACGAAATAAATATTTTGGATTTCATAGAAACCCAAGATTCTCTTATCCACCAAACGAAAAAACAATGTGCATTGATCGAAGTTAAATCTACCGCAAAAGGAACCCAAACTTTTGACTTGCCAGCGCACTTAAAAAGAAGTACTTCTTCACTTCGGGCTAGGAAGGATAATTATACAACTCTTATGTTGGCCGTTTGGGCCACAAAATGCTATTATGATATGAAAAAATTAAAGGTAGAAGACATATCCCATACTTTTACCCCTATTGTAATCAAATAACGTGTAATTCCTATAAATTGTTATGCCAGCAAAAAAGAAACCAGAAAACAGCGAAATAGAACCATTGATGGCTGGAATGGAGGAGACTCTAGCTTATTCGAAAGCTGCAAAAACCACTCGGACCAGAAGAAATGCATCATCGTATCTCGAAAGAACTAGTAGGTTTAAGAATATTGAAGATGGGTTACTTCCATTTAATTATACTTTAGCTGGTTACTACAAAGGAACTAACCAAAATTTTGATGTAAGAGATGCCGTAATTCTTTGTCAAAAGGCTTATTATAATTTTGCCATTTTTCGTAACGTCATTGATTTAATGACTGAATTTTCAATTGCAGATATTTTTCTTACGGGGGGGACTAAAAAGTCTCGTGATTTTTTCATGGCTCTTTTCAAAAAATTCGACATTTGGAGCCTACAAGAAAAATTCTTTCGTGAGTATTATAGATCCGGCAATGTTTTTATCCACAGATTCGACAATAAAATTAGAAAAGCTGACGTAGTGAAAATTGCTAGGTCTTTTGGCTTGGGTAAGAAAATCTCAGACTCTTTAAGCGCTGGTGAAGACGTTACCCTTCCTTCCAGATATATCATTTTAAATCCTGCCGATATTCAGGCAGGGGGTAATATTTCTTTTGTGCGAAATAAATTCTACAAAATACTTTCGGATTATGAACTGATGAGATTGAGGAGTCCGAAAACCACAGAAGATTTCGAAATCCTTAGCACTCTTTCCCCCGAGGTGCGAAAACAAATAAAAGATAAGAATGTCCACTCTATAAGAATAGAGCTAAATCCAGAAAAAACCTTATCGGTTTTTTATAAAAAGCAAGATTATGAGCCGTTAGCTGTTCCTATGGGGTGGCCTGTATTGGAATCCATTAATGCCAAAGCCGAAATGAGAAAAATGGATATGGCGATAACAAGAACAACCCATCAGGCTATTCTTTTAGTAACAATGGGAACGGAACCAGAAAAAGGAGGTATAAATCAAAAGAATTTAGAGGCGATGCAAAAACTTTTTGAAAATGAATCTGTTGGGAGGGTCTTGATTTCCGATTACACGACAGATGCCAAATTTGTTATTCCTGATATTGCAGATTTACTCGATCCTAAAAAATATGAAGTAATTGACAGAGATATCAACGAAGGATTAAATAATGTTTTAGTAGGCGGGGAAAAGTTTGCGAATCAGCAAACCAAAGTAGAAGTTTTTATGGCCAGACTAAAACAGGGTCGAGAAGCCTTTCTTCATAGTTTCCTTAATATAGAAATCAAAAGGATTGCAAAATCTTTGGGATTTAAATCTTATCCTACTCCCGTATTTGAAGACATTCCACTAAAGAATAATTACAATACTCAAAGAATTTATGGCAGAATGATGGAGCTTGGTTTGCTCACTCCAGAAGAAGGGTTTGATGCAATTCAAAATAATAAATTGCCAGATTATGATGCTTCAGTAGAGTCTCAAAGAAAATTCAAAACCCTTAAGGACGAAGGGCTATATGAACCCCTTATCGGAGGCAGTAAAGACGTTGGTGATTCTAACGACAAGGGAAAAGACAAAGATGGCAGACCTCCTCAAGTAACGGGTGTGCCACAACCGAATAGAGAACCCGGAAAAATTGGAGAAAAACAATCAAGAGCCAAATCTACTTTGTTATTTGCTTTCAAGGCTGTAAAAGAAAACTTAGCATTGGCTTCTAAACTTCAGGATAAAGTCGAAGCAGAACTAAAGAAAATACATAAGCTCAAAGAACTTGACGGAAAGCAAAAGGAAGTTGTAAATAAACTTTGTGAAATAATAGTTGCTAACGAAATTCCGTCTAATTGGAACAAGGTAAGAACCATCAGAAAGTACATTAAGTCACCAGCAGATACAAATTCAGAAGCTATCAAAAGGATTCATAGTATAGCTTATGATTATCAGGTGGATTCTTATCTTGCGAGCATCCTATATGCTAGTGAGGTAAAGAAAGATGCCTGAATATACGATTAGATCTAATGAACAGGCGTTATTCGTTGGGCCTTCTCCATCGTCTGGGTATCACTTCGTAAATAGTTACGGAGATCTTACTGGCAGTTCTGATGGAACTCACAATCTAATCAAACAACTCAATGGGCTTACGCAATTCGAATATAATATCAACACACAAAGGCAAGATGTATCTGAGCTTGGGCGAAGAGAATTAGTATCTAGACCACAAATAACCCCTCCGCTTGTAGATCTGAGTTTCCAATACATGGCATATGATCTAAGAAACGAAATAAGAATGGGCTTCAATCCTAATTTCCCAACGGGGTTCCAATATAAACAACCATATTACGAACACAATACAGGAGTTTTTTGTTTCAAGGGGTTTACGTCTAGAGAAACAACACAAGCTTATCCCGAAGGGGGTAATTGGCCATTCGAAGATAGAGACAGAAGAAATTTGTTTTTCGTGAATGGAAAACGAGGAATGGATTTAAGAAATTTACCTGAAAACGAATTTAATGAAATCAGTACCTTGGCTTTCGGAGATTGCTATATCAATAGTTACTCTACTGAATTCAATATCCAAGATCTTGTTAGGTCCAGTGTCTCTTATGTTTGCCACAATGTAAATTTTTACAATAGTGGTTCGGGAATAATTCCTTCAATTGATACAACGGGATTCAATAATATTAATGATAATATTTTTAAGATACCAATTTTAAGGGGAGAAGCGAGTGGTTCCAATATCACGGGCGCTAGAAAACCACTTTTAACTACTGATTTAGATTTGGTTATTCAAGCCACTGGTTACGGGGAAGATCGATCTGATATAGAAGACATAGGTTTCAATCTCGAAGACCTACACGTTCAAAGCGCATCGTTTACTGTCGATTTTAATAGAAGAGAAATTATAGGGATAGGGCATAAGCTTCCGGTAGATAAGCCAATAAAATACCCAATTAAAGTTGGGGCTAATTTTACCGCATTGGTCGCCAGTTCAAAAACAGGAGAATTAAGAAATTTATTTTTTAATGATTATAAATATGATATATTCTTTAAAGCAAGAAACGCTTCTCCTTGGATAGTCTGCACTGGGGTAATTGATCCATCCGTTGTACTTCAATATGATTTATATCAATGTGATGTAGACTCAATAAGTCTTGGGGCTGTAGTCAACGAAAGAGCGGAACTTACAATGGAGTTTAGTACTGATGTGGCAGATACGGTCTCAGGAAAGGGCCTTTTCATTAGCGGAAGGACAATAGAGTCAGGGGCAACTTTCTCCGGGTATAATTTCTAGGTGTAATAAAGGAAAAGACTATGAGCGAAGAAAATCAAGAGAATCTCGAAAACCAAGATAAACCAATTGGTCAAGGAGTTAATGAATATATGAATCCTGATGGATTTGATATTTCATTACCTGACATACCCATGCCGAGCCCAGAACCCGAGCAGGTAAAAGAAATTGAGGATGAAATTGAAGTAGCCTATAAATTTGCTTTTGTTGGGTCTGGACAAGGCGGATCTCGTATCGCGGAAACATTCCATCAATTGGGATATAGAAAAGTTGCTGTTCTTAATACAGCAGAACAAGATTTAAATACTGTTAACCTGAATAATAAATTATGCATCGGAGAAGGTGGTGCGGGTAAAGACCCTAAATACGCAGCTAAGGTTTTTGCCGAAAGAAGAGATGACGTTATCGATTTCATGCGTTACTCCTTTGGCGAACAGTTAGATAGGATTATGATTTGCGCGGGTGCGGGTGGTGGGACTGGTGGAGGAACGGTGGTTCCATTGATTCACGCAGCAAAAGAATTACAAGAGACACTCGGCTGCTCTACTAAAAAAGTAGGAGTCATCTTAGCTCTTCCAAAATTTTCAGAAGGAAGAAAGGTAAACGCAAATTCTTTCCATTGTTTGAATGCTGTATATAATTTAGTTAAGGATGGAATCGTTTCTCCTCTTGTCGTGATAGATAATGAAAGAATCGGAAAAGTTTATCCCAATCTCGTGGTTTCCAATTTTTGGCAGACAGCAAATATGAGCATGGCTGGATTGTTTCACTTGTTTAATTTAACAGCAGCAAGAGATAGTTCATATTCCTCTTTTGATGCTAGTGATTATAAGTCAATCTTAGATTCCGGCATGATGGTCTTTGGCGCTGCCCCAGTGGAAAACTGGAAAGACCCCGTTAACATTTCAAGAGCTATAAGAGACAACTTCAAAAGCGGTCTTTTATCTGGTGGTATTGATTTGTCAACAGGCACTTGCGCGGGAGCTATTATAGTAGGGGGAAAGGAGCAACTTGATAATATTCAGCAAACTGCGCTCGATCAAGGTTTTGACCAATTATGCAGAATGTTGAAAGCTGGAAATGTTGTTCATAGAGGAATATACAGCGGAGACAAGCCTAACCTTACGGTATATACAGCAATTGGTGGTTTGGATAAACCAAGCGATAAGTTAAAAGAATTAAAAAAATTAGGTGATTTGACCTAAATATAATACTAAAACATATATCGAAGCCGCATGGTGAATAACTGTGCGGCTTTTTTGGTGTAAGTATATGTAAGACGTTATGCTTTCAATGGAACTCATCACAATGATCGGTGGTACTATTGTCGGCTTTATATTCAGGTATTTAGCCGAAAGAGCAAAAGAACGTCATGAAATCTACAAAAGGGCAATTGGCTGGAAAAAAGCAGAAGACGACAGTGCTGACAAGGCAGCGAAAAGAGTTCCAGTTGATGTAGGTAAATGGGTACGTAGAGCAATTGTTGCTTCGATATTATTTGCCGTTATTTTGGCCCCATTTCTTTTATCTATATTCGGATATTCGACCATAGTGGAAATAGAAACTGAAAATCCGACATGGTTTTTTGGACTATTCGGCGGAGGGACAGAAATTTTATTTGTTGAGCTAAAAGGATACTTAATGGTTCCGGAAGTAAGGCACACCCTTACAGCAATCGTAGGCTTTTATTTCGGCAACGCAACAGCAAAAGGATCGACATGAAAAAAATAAAAAATTTATTTAAAAAAATAAACATGGATTTCGCCGTTAAAATGAGTTTAGGAATCGCGCTTTCTGTTTCTTTATTTTTGAATTTAACCCAAGCATCTGAAATTACAATTCACAAAATCACAAAAGCGGTTACAATAGAAAAGTATGGACTCGCGATAAAAGAGCAGAGGGACCTAATTCACGCACAACGAAATTTACTCAATAAATTCATAAAACAAAATACCGAATTAGATCTTTATAATAAGGTCCTAATGGACTTGCTAAAGAAAATGAAAGAAGAATTAGACAGAAGGAACAAAAGGTATGAAGCTTAAATTATTTGCAATTTGTTTTTTAATTGCCTGTGTTGGATGCAGGACAGGTGGTACTACTATAAGTAAGCATTCTGTTGGAAAAATTATTTCTCCGAAAACGGGAGAACAACTGAATAAGGAATCGAAAGCCAAAAGAGAAGAATCAGAAAAATTTAAAAACGCAAAAGCTGTTGCTACTCCTCCAGTTAAATTGTCATCTGCACGTAGCAAACCAAAATCCTTGGAGGGGCTCGAAAGCGCAAAACCAAATACATCTATTGGAATTCCTATCGTGCCGGAAACGCGAAATCAGAAACCAGAATCTCTTTTTCCATTGGTAAATGTATTACCAATTACGAATAATCCTCCTAAACCAGTGACGAATAACCCGTCTAAAGGAGAACCAAGTGACGAAGTTAAAACAAACAACCCAAAAGAAGAAGAAATGAAAATCAATTGGCTTGAATTATTTATGTATTATTTTTTTGTTATTCTAGTTCTGATTATAGCTTATCTTGCTTATGATACGGTAAGGGCAATATCCAAGAGCAAAAAGAATAAGCCAAAAACTAAAAAAAGATCCACCAAAAAAAGACCCGCTAAGAAAAGGTCTAAATGAAAAAACTAAAAACATTTTTTTGCATAGCCTTAATCTCTATGTTAATTCCTTTATCTGGATGTAAGATCTTAAAGCTTCCTATTACTATTGTAAAAAGTATCGGAGAAAATATTGGGGAAGCCGTAGGCATTACGAAAGAAGAAAAAAAAGAAACAGCAATCCCAAAAAATAAACATGCTGTCGCGTTACCTTCTGCGGTTGAAGAGAAACCCAAGGCAAATTTTAAAAGTCTTGTTGTATGGTCTATGATTGTAGTCGTCATGATGATTGCTCTGAGAATGGCTGTCAAAAGAAGCATTCGAAATAAATCCAAATAACAAATTATCCGATAGCATTCTTTTCGTGTAATAAAGAATGTTATGAAGAATGTACTAATTTTTTTAATATTGTTTTTCGTTGGATGTGGTACAATACAAACTTTTTCCGAAGGGAAAGAAGTTAGAGCCTTAATAGACCAACACAAAGATCCCGCTCATGTGTATAGCTGCGGTCCAATAGCTCTAGAAAAAATATTAAGGCATTTTAGCATAAATACAAATAGAGAAGTAATAAGCCACGCAATACAAAAAAGAGGACATCCATATAGGACTTTTTATTCGATTTTCGATTCTCGCGCAAGGGGGATTACCTTTAGGAGTGAGATAGAACATATTCTAAAATTGTCTAATTTTAAAATGAGAGAAGTAAAGTCGCTTAGCGTATTAGATGCCAAAAAAGACATTGCTATAATTTTAATCCACAAATCAATGACCTTGGAATATCATTGGGCTGTTTATCCCATAGATACATATTTTGAGAATTTTTTCGGAAAATGCACAATAATCGATAAAGTTTTTTTGATTGAAAAAATAAAAAAATAATCCTTGACGGCAAGATAGATTTCGTATAGCTTCTCGCCCGAATGAAAACATTACTAATCGTTTCTATTGGGGCGTTGCTTTTTGCAACGTCGGGTTGTACGAGTACCGTAGCTCTTGGAGCAGGGGCTAACGAGGATAAAGTGATTGGGGCTTCAGCCTCAACTGATGGAGTAAGCATAACCTTGCCTCTGGTTAAGCTGACGACATCCCCCACTTCTTCGACTAAAGAAAAGAAGAAATAGCAATCTAAAAATCCAATTAGACCAAGCCCCGCATTTTAATATGCGGGGTTTTTTATTTTTATTTTGGACATTTCAAGATTTTAGGTTAAATTTTGTGTAATATAGCTAGACTAGTTAGGTATTCATTATGGAAAAAAATAGGGCTAAGAGAAATTACAAAGACCTTTGGATTAAGGTCAATCAAATCTCTAATAAAGAATCTAAAGACGCAAGTCCAGAACCCCTGCTAAAAGAAAATGCAGAAGTTATCTCCGATACGAAACCGGATGCAAAACCTGAAGCCTCTGACAAAATAACCACTCAATCACAAGCTATTGATTATTCCGTTAAAATAATAAAATTCCTAGATGGAAAAAGAAAAAAGTTCAATAAAGAAAATGGTAGGAAAATGACCCTAGAACGATTTAAGGAAGTATTTTGTTTGGCTTCGGTTGATTCTAATATTGATCCTAGTATAAATAAGAATACATGGTCAGTCGCCCATGTGAACAATTTTGTAAAAAACAATTGTAAAGAATTATGCGATGCCCCTTCTCTGGAAGACATCAAATTAGCAAAGAAAGAATCGAAAGAATTCGGTTTGGTAATGGATTTCAATTTGGATGAATTATTTTTGCAAGATAAACCAATGGGTTATCATTATTACTCATTAATTTAAATATCAGATTATGAAAGAAGATTTTAAGTTCAAAACTATTTTTAGCTCTATTGTAAAACCTTTGGTTTCCGAAGAGAAAGATAAGTACTTGGCTCTTGCCAGTCATCTAGATATCGCAGAATTTGTTCCCGATATAGATACAAGTAAAGAAATTGACCTGTTACCATTAGCTTTTAATGCCTGTGTCGCAAATAGAGTGAACAGAAATGGTGACGCAATTGATACAAATACGGCTATAGCGATTTATAAATCTTTTATAAACAAACCTATCAATGTCGAGCACAATAGACAAAGAGTAATCGGGACAATTCTTGTCGCAGGGTTCAGCGAGTTTGGAACAGATAAACCTCTTAGCGAAGACGAAGTAAAAGATTTGAGTTCTCCGTTTAATATAACCTTAGGGGGGGTAGCTTGGAGAATCGTACATCCTGAATTATCTAATGTAATCGAAGAATCTAACGATCCAACGAGTAAAAACTATTTAAAAATTAGTGCAAGCTGGGAGTTAGGATTTTCCGATTATGAGCTAATTGTAGCAGAAAAAGAGGACAAAAACATAGAATCTGCAACTGTTGTCTCAAATGAGCAGGAAATTGAGGCTCTAAAAGAATGCTTAAAAGCACTAGGTGGCTCTGGACAAACCGAAGATGGTAGATATATTTATCGTAAGGTTGTGGGACAAGTTGTGCCTCTTGGAATTGGCTTAACCGAAACTCCGGCTGCTGACGTGCAGGGGGTTACTGTCTTATCTAAAGAATCTGAAGACGAACCAGAGGATAAAACCGAAGGGGAAATCCAAGATCCAAAAAAATTGAAACAATTAAAGAAAATAAAAGAAAAAGAAAATTGCATTTCACAATCTAATGAAAAAAATGTAAAGAAAGTAAAGAAACTCGTTATGAAAATAGAAAGCTTAAAAGACATCAACGATGAGACTCTCAAGGAGCTTTCAGCTTCGGCTATCTCTGATTTTATTGAAGAGGAGTTGAACAAAGCTACTGAGAAGTACCTTGCCGAGACGCAAGAAGTAGAAAACAAGCTGAAAGCCACTGGGGAAGAACTTGACACTCTTAAGAAGTCTGCTGATATCAGCAGCGAAGATCTTGAGAAGGTTAAGGCTGATCTTGAGGCTTTGCAGAAAGAAGCGGCTGCCAAGGAGGCAGAAATTAAATTCGTGAATCGAATGACTTCGCTTGACGAAGAGTATGTTCTTTCCGATGAAGATCGGGAAGTTCTTGCTGTCGAGATTAAGGATATGTCAGATGAAAATTTCGAAATTTTCTCAAAGAAAATGGAAGTCCTTATGGATTCCAAGAAAAGAGAGATTGTAGAAGCTGCTGAGGCCGAGAAAGCTGAAGTCGAAACTGAGAATTCTAAAATCAAAAAGACAGAGGAAGTTAAGGCTTCCGAAGAGACTCCGGAAACTCCTAAAGAGATTGAAAAATCTGCTTCCGAAGTGGTCGAAGAGGCCATTGATTCTTCTGAAACTGAAGCTTCTGATCTTCCTGTTTCGGCAGGGGCTGAAGAGCCGACTGTCTTCGAGAAATATGAACAAGCTTTTAGTCCAGAGAATTGGATTCAAAAGTAACGACAACAAAGAAAGATTTAATAATAAACAATAGGAAAAAATTATGGCTATTAATCTAAAACCATTCAGAGTATATGATGAACACGATGTTGTTAATCTCTACGCTTATAGTGGAGCAATTAGCATCGTCGCTGGCACGGACGTTCCAAAGGGAACGCTCGTAAAGGTTCAAGGTGATGGTTGGAAGAATACCGATGACCCAACAGAGATGTTAGGTTCCCCCGGAGCTTCTTACAACGGAACTGTATCTCAACGTTACGGCACAACCGCTAAGGTTGCTGTAACTTCTTCGGGCAACGTAGCTCTTGGAGTATTACTCCATAGCGTCGCTGAAGTTGATGAGAACGGTGAACTCTTGAAATTTAACCCCCGTAAGGCCGCAGAGATGGAAGTTGCTCTCAGCGGTCAAACAGTACCAGTTCTTACAAGAGGCGTCCTCCTGTACACAGGAGACTCAATCGGTACAGTTACTGCTGGTCAGAAGCTTTATGCTGGAGACAGTGGCGAAATCATTCAATATAATGATGACAGCGCTGGTTTCGTAGTAGGTAAAGTTCTCGGATCAAGTGATTCCGATGGCTACGCTTTAATTAAACTAGAACTCTAAATTAACACTTTACTAAAAAGGATTATAATGAAACTAAAATTAAAGAATACTCCAGAACAAGTAGAGTTGATTAAAGCTTTGGGCTCGCGAAACGCTGCTGTTTCTCGGGAAGCTAATGAAGCATTCGCTGCTTTTATTGGCCCTGTCGTAAGCAAGGTTTTGAATGAGGCTGGAACTTCCAGCGCCATTTATGCCGATTCTGAATTTGATCAGGACGACAATCCAAGCTATCCTCTCGACTTGTATTACAACACTGATAAGGGATTTATTAGTGTATGGCAACAGAATATGGCTGGTGGCCTACCAAGCTCCGATGCCCATGTTCCTGTACAAGAGTTGAAGGTTATGACCTATCGCTTAGATAGTGCCGTACATCTTCACAAGAAGTACGCTCGTAAGGCTCGCCTTGACGTGGTAAGCAAGGCCGTAGAGCGAATGGCTCAAGAGGTTCTGATTAAGCAAGAAAGAAATGCTTGGTCAGTAATCATGAAGGGTCTCGCTGAGGCTGCTAGTCTAAATGGTCGTTCCTCGACTGCTAGTACTAGTGGTGCTTTGCGCCATGTTTTGACCTCAAATCAAGATGGTGCTACTTCGAAGTTCGTTCTTCAAGATCTTAATGATCTTATGGTCAGAATGAAGAGAGTAAACGTTGGCTTTGCTGGCGGTACTCCTGCTGACTATAATGCTCGTGGCTTGACTGACCTGTGGGTTTCCCCAGAGGTAAAGGCTCAAGTTCGCGCATTCGCTTATAACGCAATTCGCACAGATGCTGCCGCAGATGCTGCAAATGCCCAGAACATGCCCGATGCGGCTCGTATGGCCATTTGGGGTGCTGCTGGCATGGAATCGATCTACGGAGTGGGCATTCATGAGTTGATTGAACTTGGTAAGAGTCAACGTTATAACGCTCTCTTTGAGACGTTCTTTGACACCGTTGGTGTTGCTGCGACTAACCTCGCTGGTGGCAACAGCTTGTCTGACTTCGCTACCGCGACTAATGAAGTAATGGTTGGTCTCGACTTGGGCCGTGACGCATTTATCCGTCCGGTTGCTCGTGATGCTGACACTGGTGGCACATTTATTGCGCTGCCAGATGACCAATGGTACGCAACTCGTTCCGAAAAGGCTGGATTCTACGGCTCTCTTGAAGAGGGTAGACTTCTCCTTGATGGTCGTGCAGTGTGCGGTCTCGTACTTGCCTAATCATTAAATGATTAACCTAAGCCCAAGGGGACTTTCCCCTTGGGTTTTTTGGTTTTATGGGTTATAATAATTAAAATGGATATAGTTATGAATAAAAAAACAAAGAAAAAAACTGTGAAAAAGACCCCTAAAAAATCTGTGAAAGCTTCCAAGAAGCCAAAAATTAGCGACATGGAGCAAACTCACGGCAAAGAGGAAAACTTTGAGCCAAGTACTCTTGACCAAATTTGGGGTGATGACGGCATGTCTAAATACGACACTATGGATGAAAAGGTATATTTAAAACAATTAGACGAAATGGGAAGAACCGATTTGGAAACCCATGCAAGTACATTGGGCATTGTCCCTACTGGGGATAGAGAACGGCTAGAAGTACGGTTGCTCGATGAGTTTAGGCGTCATGTCTACGGTTATCAAGTTCCCAAGATGCAGAGAAATCCAAATAACAACATTGAAAATTTGCCTTCCCATATTAGAAGAATTTTAGAAGAGGGGCGTTAAATAATACAAGGTTGGGTTTCTCGTCGTGTAATCGTGTAATGAATAAACGGTATGGCAACCACTTACAACATCGACATAAATCAAGGGTCTACTCTGGATATAAGGTTTAAGGTAAAAGACGACAGTGATATTCCAATTAATTTAAGCGGCTATTCTGCTCGTGGAGTAGCTAAATTTAGATATGGAACAGGAAGCGTTCTTCTAGATCTTAATCCAAAGGTAATTTCTGGCTATGGTTCAGACCTTACTCTCGGAGCCAGTGGTTTTATTGATATTTACCTCAGACCTGACGTAACCTCTGGCCTTCCCATCGTCCAAGGCGTATACGATATTGAAAAGTATGAAACTGTTCCTGCCTCTTCCGGAGATTGGAACGTTCAGAAAGTAGCTAGGGGTTACATTAATGTTATTCCCGAAGTTACAACTTCAATGTCATAATGGCCGAAACTAATGTAGATGTAACAATTTCAGGCGGCACATCCTCAAGCATAGAAGTGCGGGGAAGTGCGTTTGTTGACGTTACCTCTAAAGATACTTCGGCCTCAATCACCGCTCCTGATTCTGCTCAGGTAGATGCCGTTTTCAGAGGCACTCAAGGTCCCGGTGGACCTGCGGGTCCTACGGGTCCTACGGGTCCTACAGGCCCTACGGGGCCTTCAGGAGCCACAGGAAGTGGCGCAACAGGCCCTACGGGACCCACTGGACCTTCGGGGGCTACTGGTGTCACAGGGAGTGGCGCAACAGGCCCTACAGGCCCTACGGGACCTTCAGGGGCTACTGGTGTCGCGGGTCCAACTGGACCCGGTGGATCTACTGGAGAAACTGGTCGTGCTGGTGGTGATAGTTTTCTATTCAAGTTTAATACGGCTATAGATGGCAGTGATCCGGGGACTTCAAAGGTAGCATTTAATAATTCTACTTACTCAAGCGTAACTCAAATTTATATAGATAACCTTGATGCGGCATCAGATAACATAACCGCATGGCTTGCTTCGCTTGATGACGTTATAGGCTCAAGAGTAAAAATATTTTCAGTAGACGACCCTAATAAATTCATCGTTGTCAAAATAATAAATACAAACATAAACAAAAGTGGTTTTGTTCTTCTAAGGGTTTTTTATATAACTCATAGTGACTCATTTTTAAACAATGAAGATTTGGTTGTAACTTTTGCTCCCGCAGCAACGGGACCGACTGGCGCTGTTGGTGATACTGGACCCGCAGGACCGACTGGCGCTGATGGATATGTTGGTTCGGACGGCGCGACAGGCGCAACGGGCGCAACGGGTGAAACAGGACCTGCTGGACCTACTGGACCTTCGGGAGCTACTGGCGCTAGGGGTGCTGATGGATATGTTGGCTCAGATGGAGCAACGGGGCCTTCGGGAGCTACTGGCGCAGAAGGAACTGGGTATCACGTTACCGGGGTTACTGGCGGTGGCACTGGGACTTACTTTTTAACGAATAAACCCGAATCACTTGGTCCTATAAATATACAGGGTCCAAGTGGGGCTACGGGAATAACAGGTCCAACAGGCCCCACGGGAGCTACGGGATATCACGTTACCGGAGTCACTGGCGGTGGTACTGGGACTTACTTTTTAACGAATAAACCTGAATCACTTGGCCCAATAAATATACAGGGTCCAAGTGGGGCTACCGGAATCATTGGACCCACTGGAATATTCGGTGGTGATACTCATGTTTGGATTTATAAAGGTACTGGTGTTAATCCAACAGATCCCGGAACAGGGCGTTTTGTTTACGCGATAAAAGGAACCCAAGTAATACAAAATGTTACCGGATTATTTTTTAACAACAGCGGAGAAGGAAGTTATAATCTAGGCGCTGGGACTTCAGGATGGCTTAATAGTTTGGATGGGAATACCGGAAGCTATGAAGATCATTACCGTTCTTCTGTGAGTAGTCGTGGAAGACTCAGGTTGTTTAATATAGGTAATCAAAATTCATTTTCAATATTTGATGTAACAGGAGACATATTAGAAGGGTACGATTACAAACAAGTTCCAGTAAGGTATGTAGATAGTTATAATGGATTTCATAATGCAAATTTTGCAAGCGGAGACGAAATTGGAGTTTCCTTTACACAGGCGGGAGCAGCGGGAGGTCATGGTGGCGACAGTAGACTCTTCAAGTGGGCAGGTGGTGTATCAGTGACTGACGATCCCGGCCTAGGACACATAGGAGTAAATTATAATGGTTGGGGTGGGGTTGATACTATAGGTGTTGACTTTTATGATTATTATGGAGCAGAAGCTTCCGGTTGGGCTACCAGTTTATCATCACCTGTCTATGGAAGACTTAAAATCTATAGTGAAGAAAACCCAAAGATTTTTGGCCAATACAAAATTGTTGATTCCCATATCGAAGCAAACGATTTCATCAGGCTAAACGTAGAGTATGTCTCTCATGGTGGATTCGATGGTTATGAAATTGGATTAGGTTCACCAGTTGTTCTGAGTCACGCTCCTGCTGGAAGCGGTCTTGATGGTGAACCCGGTGGGTATTCTTTCACCTTCTCAATAAACACTGGAACCGATCCAACTAATCTAGACCTGTATGGGTTTAGTATGGGAGATATAAAAATCCTTACCGACACAAGTACTGGCGACGGAGCTCAAGTTCAAAATGCCACAGGTATAGCTATCGCTTGGCAAAGTTATAATGCTGGTTTGACATTAGACAATACTAGGGGCTTTGCAGAAACTTTCATGACTTTCGGAACCGAAACTGGTCGAGGCATTTTAAAAATATATGATATAAATAATACGAATTTGATATTCGCGCCATTTCTCATTACTGGTTTAGTGCCAGATTATTCAGTGAAAGGTGGAGAGGGAGTATATACTATCGTTGGGGTAAGTGGCAACTTCACGGAAGGTAAGCATTATCCAAATGATAATTATGGCGAAACCTATAATATATGGACTCATGGCGATGAGGTAATTGCTTCATTTACTCCTATGGGAAACAAGGGGAACACGGGAGATAAGGGACTAGTTGGGCCTACTGGAATATTCGGTGGTGATACTCATTCTTGGATTTATCACGGTACTGGTGTTGATCCAGATGACCCTATGGGGATTAAAGCAAACCAACAATTAGATCCGGGAACAGGACGCTTTAGTTATCATCACAAAGACGGCATAAATCCGGGAGATGTCAATCTGGGATATGTTACTGGATTATGTATTAGTAATAGCGGAGCAGAAAAATACGACGTTTCAACAGGATGGCTAGATTCTCTGGGTGGAACTTATGGCTTTCGTTCCGAAGAGTCTCGTGGAAGACTTAGAATATTTAACCTAGGAAATTCAAAAATATATTCAACATGGGACATAACAGGAGACATATACAACGACGATTCTTCAAGTCCCGATTATAGAGTTATTCCGGTGGGATATGTAGATGATAATCTTGGATTCCCTCTTGCAGATTTTATAAGTGGTGACACAATGGGAATTTCCTATTCCCAAGCGGGAAGAATAGGTACTGCTGGCGGTGACTACAGATACTTCGTTCACGATGGTGCTCAAGGTACGCCCCCATCGGCTGGAGGTTTATCATATAATGATACTGGACCACTTTCTATAGTGACAGAAATATATCTTGATTTTTACGATTATGATGGAGCACCAGTTTCTGGTTGGACTACCAGTTTGTCGGATTACGTTAATGCACGGATCAAAATGTATGATCCAAGAAAACCAGACAATTTCGGTCAATTTAAGATCAACGGTGTTCACGGGGAGGGATATGACGCAGGAGCAGACAGGGGCTATATTACATTGGATGTGGGTTTTGTCTCTGAAGGTGGAGACTCACCTGAAAATGATGGTTGGGGTAATATTATGGTTGCCTTGGTGCACTCCCCTGTTGGTAGTGGCATGATAGGTCAATTTGGAGGCTATGCTCATAGTTACGAGTTACAAACTGGAACCGATCCATCGGATATGGTTGAAAGTTATTTTGGGTATGAAGGCTTTAAACGAACCCAAATAAAGTTTTTTACAGACGCAAGTACTGGTGATGGAGCCCAACTTCAATATGCGACAGGAGTGGCACTGTCTTGGGATAGTTTCGGCGCTGAAGATACTAGTGAGAATGTAAAAGCTTTTGCATCCTCTTTTATGGCTTTCGGAAATGAAAATGCCCGAGGCATTCTAAAGGTGTATGACAAAACGTCTGCGAATTTAAAGTATGCATCATTTGTTGTTACTGGTGACGCTACCGAATTTGAGAATAGTACAGATGTGGGATATACCGAAATAGGACTTAAGCCAAGCGGTATTTCTGGAGGAGATTTTTATTATGGGGGGGGGATTGTCCTCAGCGAAGCTGGCGATGAGACTTATAGTATATGGGATTTTGGTAGTGAGGTTATCGCTTCGTTCTCCCCTATCGGACCTACAGGAAACAAAGGGGAGATCGGAGTAACCGGACCTTCGGGGGCTACTGGCGCTACTGGCGCAAGCATTACAGGAGCTACTGGTGAGGGTACAGGAATTTACTTTTTAACGAATGAACCTGCATCATTTGGCCCTATAAATATACAAGGTCCAAGTGGGGTTAGTGGGCTTTCGGGAACGCTCGGTCCAAGAGGCGGATTACAATATAAATTTGATGATACTGTAGTTATTGGAGATCCGGGTAACGGAGTCTTAGCTTTCGATGATGTTGTATTCTCACTAGTAACTACAATCTCTATAGATGACGTAGATGCCAATAGCGAACCTCAAGCAGATTATTTATCTGCGTGGGACGATGCTGATGCAATTGTTAAGGGGCATTTAGTCATGCAGTCTAAAGATTCTGTAGATCCATCTTTTGCCGTTTTTCAAGTTGACGGTCTTACGGATCAAACAGATTATTTTGAGATAGATGTAACGCCCATTAATGGATCAGCAGATCCACCATTTAATGATGGTGAGGATGTAGTTTTAAATTTTATAAGGGCAGGTAATGATGGTGCATTAGTCGTACATAATCCAGCAGAAAATCGACTAGTTACAATTGCTGCTAATACTGGGGAAGTAAATGCAGAAACCGGATTAACATTTAGCGCTGCCTCGACGACAGGCGAGGGAACTCTTTATTTAAGCGGCAACTTCAGAGATGAGATTTACGATAGCGGAGTTTTTGCAACTACCGGGTTTTTAGTGGTGGATATGGCAGGATTATCTTCTCAAAAGTTGATTTTGTCTGGTGATGCCACGGGACTTTTAGTTCAAAATATATCAGAAGGAGCCGAAGTTTTACTTAGGGTTTCTGGAGCGCAAGTATATAGAGATTTTACTTTCTGTAGTGGAAATGCTGGAATTCATTTTGTAGGGGAATCGCCAACTTCATTACCCTCTGGAAAAATAGGGCTGTTGGCAATTAAAAGTTTTGGAAGCGAATCAGGAGATTGTGTCGCTGCGTTTGCGGTAGAGGACTAAGTGAGGTATAGGATTAAGGTATGTTTGTTGCAGGAATACAGCAAGTAGTCACATTAGGTGCATTGAGTCCATCTGGTATATACCCAGATGATTTAATAGGAGACTTTGATCCAAACCATACTGGCAGCTATAATGAGGTAGGTACTAAATTTACCAATTTAGTTTCTTCAGAGCCAAACTTAGAACTCAAAAATGGTATCACTTTTGTTACTGGAGATACTTCAAGACATTTTTTATTTGATGGAACAGATGACTATATCGGCCCATTCGATGGAGCATACGAGAGCAAATTTCAGTTTAATATAACTGAAGGTTTTACCATATGTTCTTGGTGGAAATTTGATGAGGGCAGTCCAACGGTAAATGGTTGTCTTATAGGATCTGACCCTGTCCAATCGGACCACGAAGGCCCCGGAGAAGGTGCGGCAGGATTTGCCCTATCAACTCACAGTGGGGAAGGGGGTGGCGGCGACCACGGTACTGCTCCGCTTGTGGGAAGTCTCAAAATTTGGAATATTGATGGCGGAGGAACTATGGAATCCGCAGCGTGTTCGATGATGGAAAGATACCCTATGAAGGATCAATACGTGCCTCGCCCAACTTTCGAACCGGATCGATGGTATATGATTTCGATAACAAAGAAAAAAGATATTAGTTATTTTGATTTATTTTATGGACCTTCTTTTGAACCGATAATGACATTTGGTGACATTTCCATTCCAGATAGTCCTTATGCGGCTGAATTTGGTGGCCACATCCTTCGCCATCCTATCCACAACACCGGAGCTCCACTAACTATAGGTAGAATATTAGCCTCTGATATTACTCCCACTCAATACGCTAATGCTGGATATAGAGTGGGAAGAACATTGATATACAATAAACCGCTTAAAAATTCACAAATTAGACAAAATTATTTCGCCACCAAAAAAGTAGTAGACGTAGGCCATTGGAACCTCTATAGTTATTAAAGGATAAAATGGACAGTAAGCTAAAACGACTTAATGTATCTAGGATAAGCCCTTCGGGCGGCTCCGCTGGGGAAGGTGTGGTTATAAATGACGCCGGAACAGAGTGTGAGTTTGGTACTGTATCCAGCGCCGGAGGCGGCGGTGGTGGCTATACTGGTTTCCATGATTATGGTAATATTCCAATTATTACTAATTTTACTGGCAATTTTGACAATAGCTTTTCTTCAGCAAACGTTACAGGAGACATTGGTTCATTCGGTTTAACTGGCATCGAAATAGGAAGCTCTTTACTCCTTAGGATAACATGCCCAACAGGTAATCGTGTTACGTTTCATTCTGATATGGGTTTTATAGGGGAAAAGCCAGATGTATTCCCTTCTGGAAAAACAGGAATGCTAGTTGTTACATGTTTCAATTCTCAAATTAGTGGAACAATAGCTGGATATGCGGAGCAGGATTAATCATGCATATTACGGATTGGTTCAGCACTACTTGGAATAGTGTCTTAGGACACAAATCAAGCGGTATAGTTGATGATTTCTATTGGCAGCCTGATCAATTTATCTCAGGTTATCTTAGTGGAAATTTTGACCCAAACAATACTGAAAGTTTCGATTATAATGTTAGCCCAACAGATTATAACAATTTAAAGGGTGATGATGATTTATGTGTTTTAAATGGAATGTCATTTATCTCCGGAAGTGGAGACCATCTTGGTCATCCTGCTTTTTTTGAATCGGATGGCTCTGACGATTTTATAGGTTCATGTAGTTTTGCTGGCGGCGGTTATGCTTCTGATTTTCGTGCTGACTTGGGTAATGATTTTACAATTTCCATATGGAACGCAATGGAAATAACCAATAATAGTTATGTTTGGTCTTTGGGCAGTCCCTTTGGTTATTTCGAGGGAACAAATCCCGGAATAGCACTAATTGTAAAAGGTAATGGATTAGAATTAGACATTGGGAGCCAATCAAGTTCCAAGCGCTTTATAATTGGCGAAGGCCCCGGAGAAGCGAATACTGGAGAAAAGCACGGATTAGGTGCTCTAGAAGACAGTCGTTGGTATAATTTCACGTTTGTGTATGATTCATCAAATACCAATGATGAAGCTTATCGATTTTATATTAACGGAGTAAGGGAAAGAGTATATCCACCTAATCCATTTCGCGCAGGGCCAGATAACTTCTCTGGAATTGGACTTCAAAAAGTTGCCATTGGTGCTTTTATCGCCTCTACCTCCACCATTAATATTTCAACGGAAGGCCACAAATTCGGACATTTTCATTTTTATAATAGAGCTTTGGAGCATTCTAAAGTTAGACAAAATTATTTAGCAACAAACCAATATTATTATACGCCGGGAAGCGGCTATAAAATTTCATAATCTTAACCATAAATAAAAATATGAGATATGTTATAATAGAAAAAGATGAAGCAAACCTGATAGATTTTTCTGAAGTATCACAAACAAGTGAATATACCTTAAGATGGAACAAGGACAAAACGCGAACCTTTATTAAGTATGCGGAAGAGCAGCCGGATTTTATTTTTGAAATTACAAATGACTTAATTGGGAAAAAGGAATATTCCCATAAAGAATTTCTTGAAATATTGAAAACCGAGGAATGGGCTCAGGCTTAAAATCATGGAAGAACGAGAGTTAGTTTTTGGAAACGTTTCAATTTCCGTTCGCGAAATGGAAGACGGAACACTTGTGCCTAAAAATTCAAGAGTCCTTGATGCAGCGCTGAATGGGGCCAATGAATCGTTCATAGACAAATTCAGAGTATGCTTAACAACAAAAGACTGCGAAAATGAAATTCAAGAACTTTTAGAAGATATAGAAAAAAAAATGACGAACAAAAAATGGATATTCTTTGTCGCTGATTGTTCAAAAAATACAAACACCTTAGAAAAAGTAAAAGAGCACAATACTTCTGCAAGTGCCTTTTTTCCTATAAAATTTCACCATTCTAAGAATACAGCGCTTGCCCAAGAAGCACTGGGGAAAATTTCTGACATTTATGAAGATGAATATCCCTATAAATTAGAATTCAAAAAGAAAAAATCTTTGGAAATCGACCACAAAATAGAAAGCTTTTGTTTCGTCGCGACAAAAGAAGTTAAAGAAGAAGCAGCCATTTTACTTAAGAGCTTGAGGCTATTTCACTCGGAACCCGTATATGTGTTCTGCGATATGGAAACAAAATATTTCATATCGTGCTTGAATATAGATTTAAACGATGTCTTTTTCGAAATAGAAATGGAAAAAGAATCACTAAGCAAAATAGAAACTGAATACTCATTCGACAGGATTAACAATTATCATAGACCAGAATGCATTTTCAAAAAAATGGAATGCATGGATTTTGCATTATGCCACCATGAAAATACTTTTTTTCTAGATAGCGATATTATTGTTGTAGATCAACTTCAAGAAAAATTTGATAAAAATATATTTCTTTCTCCCCATTACCATAAAATAGGAACGCCAGATGCAAATGGCTGTGTTAATTTTGGATTTTTTAATGCGGGTTATGTATTTTGCGCGAGTAAAGAATTTCCGAGCTTTTGGAGAGAAACTTATCTGGATGACTCAGAATTTTTTGAGCAGGAATGCATGAATCGAATATGCGAAAAGTTTGAAATTAGTTTTTTTGATAGGTCTCACAACATCGGATTTTGGAGAAGCAGTCTAGAATTCATAGAAAAGCCGCGAAGTTTCCATTTTCATGCAGTAGAAAATGAAAATCTAGAAAAAAACAACCACCTCAAAGACCTAAACATTAGAACAAAAAGAAGATTGGTAAAACTTCTAGAAGAGAGTGATGACGAAAGACATAAAGAAATATATGAATTTATCGAAAAAATGGGTAGTGGTTGGGGGGGGAGGACAGAAAGCTTTTTGTTTAGGAAGTCCAACCCGGAGGGGAAAATAAACCTTAATTCACAAACAGTTTTTCAATCTCATAGGAGCGGATGGAGCTTTGCAATAGAAGCCCTTGCTCCTTTACATAATGTAAAGGGGGTTTTATTTGATGGATTTTTGGAAAACAATTTTGCTTGGCATTTGGAAGAGCACAGGAGAGACGGAAAACATATACCCTATAGAGAGCCTTGGGTGGGGTTTTTCCACAATCCTCAGAATATGCCACCTTGGTTCTTTTATGAATTTTCTTTGCAAAATATAATTGCCGGAAAAGAATTCCAAGAAAGCCTAGAAAATTGCGTGGGCTTATTTTCTTTGTCGGAATATCAGGCGGAATATTTAAGGGAAGCTACGGGCAAAAAGGTATCAGTTCTTATACATCCCACCGAGATACCAGAAGGTCTTTTTAATTATGAAGAATTTTTAAATAATCCAGAGAAAAAAATCGTAAATATCGGTTACTGGTTAAGGAAACTAAATTCTATTTTCTCTCTTCCGATTGAGAGCGGAAACACCTTTGAAAAGATAAGACTCATTCCCTATTCTGCATCTAGACCGATGGAAATAATAGATGAGTTAGTAGAAAAGGAAAAAAGAATATACAATATAGAAATACCAGACAAATATTCAAAAAACACAATAACAAAAAGCTCCTTACCAAATCAGGAGTATGATGATTTACTTTCAAAAAATATCATCTTTCTCGATTTATACGACTCCAGTGCTAATAACGCCGTAATAGAATGCATAGCAAGGGCTACTCCACTTCTTGTCAATCCCTTGCCAGCAGTAATAGAGTATTTAGGAAAAGATTATCCGTTCTATTATGAATCCTTAGACGAAGCTGCTGAAAAAGCTGAAAACTTTGATCTTATCAAAGAAACTCATGAGTACCTTAAGGATTGCGAAACTAGGGATAAGCTGTCTAAAGAACATTTTGAAAAATCCATTCAAGAAAGTGAGGTATATAACCTACTAAAATGAATGGGGACAAAAGACATAAAATGAGTATCCGAGAAAGGATTAGGAAGGATAAATTCCTAGATTCTGAAGGGGTAATCAACATTCCTAAAAAGTCAGAAGGAAAATTTTGTAAAAATCCATTCGACCAGTTTGAAATCCATCCCGATGGCACAGTGTCTGTTTGTTGTATGAGTTGGCTTCCTGAGAAGATAGGAAACGCAAAAGAAAAAGAGATTGGGGAAATTTTTAATTCGGAAAAAGCGCAAGACATAAGGAAAAGCATACTAGATGGTTCTTTTAAGTATTGTGACCACAAGCTATGTCCCTATATACAGAATGGTTCTTTACCCGACAGGGAAGAAGTCAAAGATCCTCGCCACAAATCAATCATAGAGAACAATCAAATAAAAGACCTTGAGCCGACATTCTATAACCTTTGTTATGATGAGTCCTGTAATTTAAGCTGTCCAAGCTGCAGGGTGAATAAAATCTTTTATTACGAAGGCAAAGTTTACGAGACCAAGAAAAAAATACAAGACAAACTAATAGCACATATCTTTGGAAAGCCTCATGATAATTATTGCCTTATTAACGTAACTGGTTCGGGAGATCCATTTGGGTCAAAACTTTTTAGAGAGTTGCTATTTAACGTAGATGGAGAAAAGTTTCCTAGAGTATTTTTTAACCTACAAACAAACGGAGTAATGTTTACCCCAAGGTATTGGGACAAAATGAAAAGAATACAAAAAAACATCAACACAGTTATGGTTTCATATGATGCGGGAACGCCTGAAACATATCAAATTACTCGTCGAGGCGGAAACTGGGACAGGCTTCAAGAGAATATGAAGTTCTTAAGTTCTCTAAGACAAAAAGGTCTTATCAATGAGCTAAGAATAGACTGCGTTGTCCAAAAAGCTAACTACAAAGAATTAGATAAGCTAGTGAAGATAGGTTTAGACTTGAAGGTGGATAAAGTATTTTTTTCGCTACTTGTAGATTGGGGTACGTGGCCGGTCCAAGTATATGAACGCAATTGCGTCTGGAAAGATACGCACCCGGAGTTTGGGGAGTTTGCGAAGACTTTACAGAACCCGATCTTCGATGATCCAATTGTTGATCTTGGAAACTTAACGGAATATAAACACAAATAAAAATGCTAGTATTTCCTAAAATCAAATGTTTGTACATGCCTGTGTGCAAGGTCGCTACAAATAGCTTTATTAATTATTTTCACTCCATTATGTGTTGCCCCACCCCAAAGATTAAGCCTTTCGAAATAAGAAAAAAAATTCATCATGACTTTAATGTCAAATGGAGCTCTCAATTTAAGACAACGGAAGAATACAAAAACTACTATAAAATTGCTTTTGTAAGGAATCCGTGGACCAGAGTCGTTGCAGCTTTTAGAGAGCTTATAAGACGTAGGCCATTCGGCCACACGGGACTAGATGAACAACAAGGTCTTTCGTATCAAAAGATATACGACCTAATGCAAGGATATGTTTCATTTGAAAATTTTATTGATTTTATTGTTAATATAGAAAGAGACCACGCCGATATGGCTAACGCTCATTGGAGAACCCATGTCGAATGCCTTCATATTAAAAATGGACTAGTATATGATTTTGTTGGCAAGTTGGAAAATGTTAATGACGACTTTGGGCATGTGCAAAAACATTTGGGTTTAAAAGTAACAAAATTAAAAGAAAAACACGTAACGTCAACATATAATTATAAATTATATTATAACAATTCTAAAACAATTGATTTAGTTGGGGAATATTACAAGGAAGACGTTGAACAGTTCGGGTATGCATATGAACAAAAGCGACTTTAAACTCCTTTGCGAAAAGTATGATACAGATAAGGGGAATTACGATTGGTTTTATGAAAAAGCTCTGGGGCCACATCGCGATGCACCTGTCAAAATACTGGAAATTGGTGTGAGATATGGGTCATCAATTCAGGTGTTTAATGAGTACTTTAATAACGCAGAAATATACGGAATCGATTGCTCGGGTCGATGGAAAAACAATGCTGAATTATTGAAACCTAATATAAATATTTTTGAGGGCTCGCAGTCAAGCCTAAAAACATTATATGATGTATATGAAAAATCTGGCCCATTAGATATAATAATAGATGACGGGTCTCACTTTGTAGAAGATATATTAGCTTCATTTGAATTTTTTAAAGACAAATTTACGAAGCTTTATATAATAGAAGATACAGTTTTGACGCTATATGGGTGGCATTATAGGATAGTCAATTCCACAAACATAAAAGAGATGACAGCACTGGAAGAGGATAATAATAGATCTGTTTTTCAAAATAGAGACCTATACGAGCAGTATTGGTCTAGCGAAATAAGAGACTTAGATAATTTAAGGCTTCAAAGCCCATACAAGAGCATAACATATTATCAAAACTTAGTTTGTATAGAAAAATGAGTAAATATTATTGTACAAGGGCATTTGATCACATGCAAGTAATGGATAACGGAAATGTTCTCCCTTGCTGCCCTCCGTGGATTGATCATTATACAATAGGTAACCTTAAGGTTCAATCTGCTGAAGAAGTTTGGAATGGAAAAAAAGCTCAAGACTTTAGGAAATCAATTTTAGATGGTTCATTCAAATATTGTAACGCCAAATCTTGTCCACATTTGGTGGCGAAAACAGGTCCGGTTCTAAAACTTGAGAATATAAGAGATGAAGAAGTAGTCGAAGATATCAAACAAAATAAAATCACCTTAGATCATGGTCCCCTAGAAATAGAATTCACATATGACAGGTCTTGCAATTTGTCTTGCCCGTCGTGCAGGAGAAAAGTCATTGTAATCTCCGGCGAAAAAAAGAAAGAGACACTCGAACTACAGGAAAAAATAAAAAACAACTTTTTCAAAGATGCAAAAATTTTTGACATAACCGCATCAGGAGATGCATTTGCGAGCCCAGTATTTAGAAAACTCTTACAAACCCTCAAAAAAGACGACGCACCAAATCTCAAGTTCTTAAGAATTCTAACTAACGGCCTACTTGTTAAAAAGTATTGGGATACAATTAGCGACTACGTAAAGACTATACCAATACATATAAGCGTCTCTGTCGATGCCACCGAAGAGGAAACATACCTAATAAATAGAAGAGGTGGTACTTGGGAGGGTATACATGAAAATTTAAAATTTATCGGAGAACTCAAAGCGTCGGGAGAGATATGCTCTTTTCAAACCAGCTTTGTAGTGCAACAGAATAATTTTAAAGAAATGAAAGACTTTGTCAAGATGTCTGAAAATTATGGCGCAAACTATGTACAATTTCAAATAATAGAGCCGGATTTCATAAGAGATTTACATTATATGGATTATCTTGACGAGTGGTTAGAAAAGGCTATCCAAGAAAAAAAACACCCCGAACACAAAGAGTTTCTTGAGGTATTGAGGGACGATTTTTTTGACCTGTATCCCGAAGATTCCGAAAATAAAAAAGAAAGTGATTCTCTCGTGATAGCGATGGGTCAACTAAGAAACTTGAGAAAAGGGAAAGATATATCTCAATATGAAGAAAATCTTCGAGAATACGAAGAAATAAAAAGTAAAAGAGAAGAAGAAAAAAGAAAAAGAGAAGAAGAAAAAAGAATCCAAGATGGGTTAAAGTTAGTTAAGAAAGGTTTACTAAAAGACATATGGTACAAGAACGAGGTCTATTTCATTAACTCGAAGGACTTAAGAAAGGAAAACGGAATTGATGTAGTCGAATTGCCCATTAACGAAACAGTCATGTGGCACAAAGACAAAAAAGAATGGGTAAAATTTTAGTGTAATTAATGTAAATGATAGGCACTAGCACACTCCCTTTTGTAGATATATATGATTATCCACGGATAAACGATATAAATTCATTGGATAGTCTTCCTGATCCCGGTTATCCACTTGCGCCAGACCCAAGAAAAGGCCAAAGACTACTTACTATCCACAACGAAACCCAAGCAAGAAAAACCTTAAATCGTTCCGGATTGACCATCCCAGATGGGAACTATCCAAATTACACGCGAATCTAATTTAAATTATTGTGTAAATATTATTATGAAAATTGTTGATATAGCAGACGAAATCCACAGAGAACTAGGATCGCCCACAACGGTATCGATACCAGCGATTGCTTTTTGGGTTAGGACAAACATTGGGGCAATGAATAATTATATAAATACAAGTTTTGATATACATTCAACGAGCTTCGAAATCGAAGAAGCGGGTACGGAGATCGATCCGGAAGCCGTTTCCATATTGAAAAAAATGTATCAAGTTTACTATTTCGATGGAAAACTAAGAGATACTATTGATGCCGCTACAACCGACGCAGTTGTTGCCCTCAGTTCTGATGGGTCATCTATTAAGAAGATTAATAAAAATGAACAAGCCAAAACTTATGTAGCAATTAGAAAACAGCACTTTGAAGAGTTAAAGAGTTTGATTACCGCATATATAACAAAAGATACTCAACCCTTGCAAGTGGCCGGAGATGATACGGTGGCTGCTGCTTACACACCAGATAGACAATTGAATAGAACTTAAAAATGGCAAGCTTAGTTTCAACTGATGAAATCTCTGTGTTTACGGGAGACTTCATGAACCTCTTTGATACCTTTAAGAGGACGTTTACTGTCCACAAAGCTCCAAAAAGAATTATCGCACAAATCAATACTGATTTTTTGTATGGATATGGAGAAGCGGCAAATCAAGCTAACTATACATATGAAACAGTTTCGCAGGATTTTGAGGGAATGGTTTTATATAAGGATTATCAAGAATCTGATGATCTTGGGGGCGTATCTGAAATTAGATATTTCGCTGGGGACATTAGAATAAAAGTAGATCAAGCAGCAGCGGATTATATAAAAAATGGAAAAACTGAAAAAATCGTAGTAGACGGAAAAAACTTCCAACTAATGACGGAAGAATCTGTTAAATATTTCTTTGGGGTTAAGCTCTACGTCTTTCATCTTCAATTCACCACATAAAATGGCTAAAATAAAAGTAAGATATAATTGGGTGAAGATCAAAAAGAAGATCGCAAAAAATGCTACGAAAAATCGGAAATTACTTTCTACGGTCACGGCAAACGCAGAAAATCGTCTCAGGAGAGCGAAAAGAGAGTTGATAAAAGAATTTGATAGTCATCCAGTTACGCTAGAAATAGAAGGGGGGCCAGATGCATTCAATTCAACTGGTCTTCTAGGCGGTTATGGAAATTTATTTTCATTTATTGGATTTCACGAAGAAGAAGACCCTATCGAATTAGTAAGGCAACTTCTTAGCGTGTCTGAATTGATGAAGCCTACAGTAATACAAAAGCGTGGTAGTGTTGAATATAAATTTAGAGTAGTAGGAATGACAAAATCTAAACTTTTTGCCGCAACGAGATTGGGATGGCTTGGGAAAAGTTGGCTTCAGGGAATCGAGTCTGGATTGTCTGGTCTTGGTCAATACATGCATGATGACCCTGACTATATTCATGGAAACAGTAGGTCAGGGACGGGAATTCAATCTAGGGTTAAAATCAGAGGCGGAGGCTATACACCGACTCGTTATATAAGCGCTTTAATAAGAAACTTTGAAAAAAAATTAAAATGATACCACAATTTGACAATAGATTAATGTCCAGTTTACTTTTGTGGTTTGACCATAACTTATCAAGACGTGGTGAAGCCTTTACAAATTATGGGAGTGAGTTTTATCCCGTCTCAAGTTTATATAATGGATATTATACTTATGGTGCTCCCTATCATCAGTTTGTCGCAGATTTTTCGATTACTGGAACAGGTAGTTCATATCCCAATAGAGCTTCGTCAAAACACGTACAAATTCCCACTGGGGTTTATCTAAGCGGAGTATTTACTCCAGTTGGTACAAATGGACTGTCCGGTATCAATTACGACAAGGGCCATATTTACATGACATACGAAGTTCAAGATCCAACAACTTCGATAAGTGGTGACTATGCGGTAAAGGATTTTAATGTTTATTTGACGAATGAACCCGAAGAAAAGTTGCTTTTTGAGACAAAATTTAACATGACTCCAAAAACCAGCCAAACTCCGTCTGGTTTGGCTCCTGATTCAATAACCTATCCTGCTATTTTTCTTAGGTATAATGGAGCTAGGAACGAACCACTTGCGTTTGGCGGAATGGACAATACAAAAATAAATATAAGAGCAATAGTTTTGGCTGATTCTCAATTCAATTTAGATGGTGCTTGCTCTATCTTTAGAGACTTGTCAAATACCCATATTACTTTGCTGGATACTGGAGACATGCCTTTTAATGCTTTGGGGGCCTATAAAAATAATGAAGCTTATTCATATACGGGGACAATTAAAGGTAAAAGTTCTAGTGATCAATATGTATTCATAGACCAAGTGAACGTAGCAAAATTTAGTAGAGACGTTAATTTAAAAATAGATAATATGAACCCAGATGTATTTAATGGTGTAATAGATTTTGAGTTATCTAAGCCAAGATGGCCAAGAAAAGCCACTGACGGCACGGATATATAATAGAATTTAAACAAAATGCATTTCTCTTTTTAAGATAATAAATGTAATTATTAGAAAGGACAAAACTTATGGCTAGAAATAGAGTTATTTATCAATCGGAAGCTGTTTACGTAGGACCCTCCCCGGCAGTAAGCGGATTTTTCAGCAACAAAAACATGTTGGGCTGGGATAGCGTGGACGCAGAAGGTGGACCCAACGGGGAAAGCCAGCCGCTATCAGGTTCTGACAGTATCGGAAGCGCACGGGAATTGCTCAGCAATGACATTATACAGCTTCATAGAATTCAAACTTGCAACTACTCGTTTAATATCGCTCGTACCGACATTAACCAATTCGGTGAGTTAGCAGCGATTGATAGAGTAATTATGGATACTCCAACCGTTGCTCTAGACTTTTCCTACATTCTTGCCACTATGGATAATGAGGCAAGACTTGGGTTTACGGTTAATAAAGGAGTTTCCTGTATTTCCGGTATTCTCAACAAGGTAGAAGACGAAAGAAACTACTTTATCAAGACGGTTGCCGAGGGTGAAGATGCCGTTGGTGATTTGTCTACTGCTGCTGGACAAGGCGGGGGAGTTGAAACGGATACTATTTCTACAATTGGTATTGGTAATGGCTTCATGACCTCTTATTCAACGGAATGTTCAGTGGGTAATTTCCCAACGTGTTCCGTAAGTGTCGAAGGAATGAACATGACCTTCAACAATAGTATTTCTGGTGCTAGTCCCGCAGTCGTACCCGAAAGCGGAACGAGATTAGATCACTTCAAATATTGTGTTCCGGTAACGACAGGAAGTGCTGAGACTGGATTTCTTGCTACAAGCGCTCTTCGCCCCGGAGATATTACCTTTGAATTCCAAAAGGTTGATGCAGAAGGTATTGATCTTGATACTGCTGTTGTCGGTGGATTAAATTCTTATGATGCTCCCGGTGCTACAATCGGTGACATGACAAGCAAGAATCACGCCAAGATTCAAAGCTACAATATTTCATTGGATTTGGGTAGAGAGCCCATCCAAAGATTAGGAAGTAGATTTGCGTTTACTCGCGAGATTACATTCCCAATGACAGTATCCTGTTCAATTGATGCCCTAGTGGCTGACCTTACGACAGGAAGCTTGTCTGACATCGTTAATTGTGATGACAGCTATGATATTACAATCAACCTGTTAAGGCCCACAAGCTGTCCGGGAAGTCTAGATGATGGAACAGCCAAGCAAATCTTCGCTCAATACGCGATGAAGAATGTTAAGGTTGACGCACAATCGTTCAGTTCCGATATCGGTTCGAACAAAAGCGTAACCCTTGATTTCTCTACTCAAGTTGGTGGACCCAACCAGACTAATCAAGGTCTGTTTATGAGTGGTATTTCGCTTGACTTCATCGCTGATGTCCAACAGGATACCAGCGCCCAATCGTAATATTGAAATTATTCAACAAACCCCCCTTAAAACAAGGGGGGTTATTTTTTTGCTTTTTAGGCTAAAAGGGTGTAATAAATATAAGGAAGAAGGTTTTAAGGTGGAGGAAAAAGGTAACAAAGAACGAGACTTCATTGCTTTTCAGGTTCGCAGAAAAGTTACCAACCTTTATAAAAACTTTCTTTTCATCTTGGAAGATATGCAAGATTCTGGTCATGATATACCGGAAGAGGTTTTCCAAAGAGCTAGAAAAAGAGTATTAGATTATGGAAATGATACCATTCGAGAAATCGAGGAAAATTTAGATCAATTTGACATAAGGTTAAAGTAATGAAAAGATTGTACACCTTCAAAGAAAACAAGAAAGAAACGGTAATCACAAGAGAAACCACCGAAAATGAAAAGGGTGAAAAGATTACTGTCGAAAAAGAAGAGGAAAAAAAAGTTCCCTATGAGTTTTTTATACGTAAACCCACCCGATCATTATATGACGAAGCAGAGCTTTATTATGCTGTAAAATTATCGGAAGGAATAAAAGCTGGATTGCTAACAAGGGCATTGCTCGCGAAAAGGTATGACAATGACGGCGGTACATTAAGTAAACCCGATATTGAAAGATTTGGTTCCTTATATTTAGATTTTTACGAAAATCAAAAAGACTATGTTGAAATCGCAGAAAAAACAGAAAAAAATAGAACAGAAGAAGAATCAAATAAATTCAAAGAACTCGAAGCCTTTCTTCTTACTACAAGAAGTGCTCTTACTGATTTCGAAATGGGTCAACAAAGTTTATACGAACAGACCGCTGAAGTAAGAGCAAGAAACAAAACTATTTTGTGGTGGATATTATTCTTGTCTTATGCTGTCGATAACGATGGCAAAGAAATAGCTTATTTTGGGGGTGGTTCTTTCGAAGAGCAATTAGATACTTATGACGCTTTTATTGAAGAGGAAAACGAATTTATAGAAAACGTAATTAAAAAGCTTACCTATATTATTAGTTTTTGGTTTGTGTCAAAGGCGAATACCGAAAAAGAACTCGAAGAAGCTCTAGCGGAACAAAATATTGTAGAAGATCTAAATAATTTATCAGAATCGGAGCCTGAGGATAAAGATAAGGAAGAACCTGAATCCAAAAAAGAGCCAGAAACTAAGCCAGAGTCAGAGCCAGAAACTGAGCCGGAACCAGAGCCAGAATCGGAACCAGAGGCGGAACCAGAGCCAGAGCCGGAGCCAGAGCCGGAACCAGAGGCGGAACCAGAGCCAGAGCCGGAGCCAGAGCCGGAACCAGAGGCGGAACCAGAGCCAGAGCCAGAGCCGGAGCCAGAACCAGAGGCTGAGGGCGAGCCCAAACAAGAATCTAAATAACTACTCATTTAGCCGTGAGTTTGCCCCCTATTATTGGGGGCTTTTTTATGGAAGAAAAAGTTTCAAATAGTCAATTAAGACTTGTTTTTGTTGATATTCTTAAGGGGTGTTCTGTCTCCACTAGTAAACAATTTGGGCACTTTTATATAAAGCATTTAACTCATTTTGATGCATCAGACATAGATGAATTTAAAAGCGAATGCATGAAAAAAGCCAAAGATAATGGACTCGAAACAGAAAAAGAAAAATTAAAAGAGTTAAAAAAAGATGAACTATGGACGGATCAAGAAGATTCAAGGATAATAGAACTAAGCGGTTACATCGTAAATTTGAGACATTCAAAATCCAAGCTTTTCTTAAAAAGAGAAATCAATCAAATAGTTACTCAAATAAAAGACTCTGAAGAAGAAATATCTAAACTCAATCAAAAAAAAGAAGAGCTTGTTGGTATGACTTGTGAATCCTTTGCGGCTAAAAAAATAAACGAATTTTATATTTTTAATTCAATTTTCAAAGACAAAGAGTTTAAAGAAAGCCTTTTCGAAAAAGAAGAATTCGATGAATTATCAAATCACCAATTAATAGATTTAATAACACTCTATAACAAAAAGATAGACGGCTTTTATAGTAAAAACATGAAAAGAATAGCTTTGAATGGTTTTTTCCTTAACCACTTTTATCTTTCGGAAGATGACGCCTATGCTTTTTATGGCAAACCCATTTGTGAATTAACCTTTTTTCAGGCCGAATTATTTGGGCTTGGGAAATATTTTAAATCATTAATGACTCGTTCGAAAAATAAAGCTCCAGAAGACATAATGGGTGATCCAGATAAGATAATAGAATGGTATGAATCTTCTCAAAATGCACAAGAAGCGATGGAAAGACACACTTCGGACAAAGCGGGTGGATCTTCATTAGTCGGAGCATCCAAAGAGGAATTGCAGCGGCTTGGAGCCTCAAATGATGATGAGGGCACTATTAGTTTGGCAAAAGCAGCCGCAAAGAAAGGAGGTCAATTGAATATGGAAGAGCTTATGAAATTGCACGGAGCAGAGTAAAATTACGTGTAATAGTATAAAAGGCACAAGGTCAAACTATGGCGAAAGACAAATTTGGAGTTATCGAGGCAGAGGTTAGATTTGACCTCGACGAAAAAAGACTCTTACGAGAGTCTGCTACTGCTGGACGAAAGAGTGGCCAAGCCTATGGTAGGGAGCATTCTAGAGCCGCTAACAAGGGCGTTAAGGGTATCGATGCCAAACAATTCACAAGGCCCCTTGGACAAATTAAGGGTTCGTTGGGCGAATTCCAAAAGTCCCTTGAAGCTTCTAATGCCCGTGTTTTAGCATTCGGGGCTTCTGCCGGAGCTATTTTTGCACTTCAGAGAGCATTTAGATTCCTTGTCGAAACAATGATAGATGTAGAAAGGGAATTGCAAGATATCAATGTTATTTTAAACGCAAATTCCTCTCAACTTCAAAGTTTTTCTAGAGAGTTATTTAACATTGCTGGAAAAACCGGACAATCATTCCAAACGGTAGCTATAGCAGCAAAAGAATTAGCTCGTCAGGGTCTCACACTAGAAGAAACCCTACGAAGAACTAGCGATGCTCTTATATTGACAAGGCTTTCTGGAATGGATGCGGAGGCTTCTGTTAATGCATTAACCGCCGCAATAAATACTTTTAATAGATCTGCCCTTACTTCAACTCAAATCATTAACAAAATGGCAAATGTTGATGCCGCATTTGCTGTCAGTACTCAAGACCTTGCGGAAGCCATGAAGCGAGTTGGTAGTACCGCTCAAGACGTTTCGGTTGACTTCAATCAATTACTCGCGGCTGTTTCTTCATTGCAACAAACAACCGCTCGTGGTGGACCTGTAATTGGTAACGGGTTAAAGAGTATTTTCACAAGGATTCAAAGAACAGACACTCTGGACCAATTAGAAGCCCTTGGCGTTGCAGTAAGGGGTCTACAGGGGTCTATGCTTCCAGCTATGACTGTCCTTGAAAATCTGGCAAAGAAATTTCCACAACTAACAAAGGCTCAGCAAGCGCATACATCAGAAATAGTTGCTGGAGTATTTCAAATGAATACTTTAAGAGCCTTATTGGGTGATCTTGGAAAGGATTATTCGATTTATGCTTCTGCTCTAGATGTATCAAATAAAGCCACAAACCAAGCTATACTAAGGAATAAGGAACTCAATAAGACCCTTGACGCCCAAATTAACCAAATGAAGGCTAGGTTGACAATGGCAGGTAAGGGCATTGGTGAAGCTGTTCTTGGCCCATCGATAGAAAACATAATCAAAGTTTTTGATAAGGTGTTTGGATATTTTGAAAAGGGCGACGCCAAGGGAAGGAGTCTGGGGCAAGATATAGCAGTAGGATTTATAAAGGGATTCGGAGAATTTTTAAGTGGGCCGGGATTGGCTGCTATTGCGATACTCGGAATGAAAATAGTTGTAACGTTTTCGAAATATATGGGCCAAGCTGCATTAGAATTTATGGAAATTCAGTCTCAGTCTATGAAAATAGCGGCTACGCAACAAGTAGTTGCAGAAGTTTTGGGTGGTCAGGAGGTAATTCTTGGTAAATTGATCGCGGGAACCATAACTAGGAGGGATGCTGAAAGACAAATACTAAAATTAATTACTGACCAAAGCATTAAAATGAAGGTAATAGATGCACAGGCGGGGGGGATGGCAAGAACTATAGTAGCGGGTGGCGGTGGAACCAATCTAAAAGGCGAGACAAAGATAGGAGGGCCTGTCAAAAAACTGGCTAGAGGCCATATTCCTAATCTCAACAAACAAAATCAATCTGCTGAAATAATGGGAGCAATTGCTGGTGGTTACATGCCCGGAAAAATCAAGACGGGACAAATGCCGGGGATGGGAAGAGTTACATACAATACAGCAGAACAAGTCAAACGTGTTCCGGGTTTTGCCCAACCCGCCATTATACCCCCGAAGGGAAGCTCGGCGGGTAAAATTTACAGAAGGGAATTTAAACAACAAATTGGCTATAGCCCCGATTCATTAGCTGGTGGTCATATTCCGAATTTTGCGGGTGTAAGTCGCGCTCGGCAACCGAAAAGCCGATACGCTCCGGCGCGAGGACTCATAGCCCCTCTAGAACCAAAACCTTGGGGTGCGGGAGATAAAATGAATCCTGATACGTTGGCTGCGGTAGTAAGGGAATATTCTGCCAGAACAGGACACTTCTTTAATATACAATTTAAAGATGCACGAGGTCAATTTCAAGAAAGACAAGGCAAGAGGTGGGCGGCAAAAAGCCTCAAGGGAGGAAAGGCTTCCCATAAGGAGAGACCGGGATATCTTCGTTTTTGGGACACTGGTCCCGCGCAAGATTTTCGTGAAGCCGCAGTTGATAGAATTATGGGATTCAGTGTGGGGGGTCACAAATTTAGAAAACATTCTGACGGCTTGATGGAAATGTTATATGCTGGAGGTCATGTCCCTAATTTTGGAATGCAACAAAGATGGAGTGGAGACCCTCGTAGTGGTAGGGGATTGGTTCCATCTCCTGTCGGTGGTCTGTTTGGGCGCACTAGTAGCAAGGCACATTACAAACCCCCCTTAACTAAGGCGTTTAAAACACATACAAATACCAGAGCCAGCAAAGAAGGATATGATGCGATTGGTAGAATTTTAACCAGTAATAAAGTACAGGGGGTCAGTTTTTCGTCCCTAAACGAAATTGCAGACATACTTCCAGTGGGAACAACCGTGGCACATATTTTGGAATCAAAAGCTTTCCAAGGGCTTGATAAAGGGATGCTCCAAAAAATAAGAAGTCAAGGAATGGACACAAGTATGTTGAGTAATTATGAATCTCCTCGACAGGTATTTTCGCATATAGGTCGTGCCGCCAAATCGTTTGGCCTGACCAAAGATCCATCTTATGCCAAATTTTTTGAGGATATAGTTTTCGAGAAAGCACCGGGTATTCATAATTTTGGTGCAGTAAATTATAGGAGCGCAGGAGGAGGGGGTCCAGCAGACGTAGGCATCCCCCTTCGGAGCGGGGCTACTCAACTTGGTGATATCAAAGCTACCTCGGACAGATTTACTAAGGCCAACTTGGTAGGGAAATCGATGCAACTGTATCCTGACTACTATATAAAAATGCTTGAAACAATAGGGGGAAGCCATCCAGATGTCGCCGTTGCAACCAACTTCTTGAGAAAAAAACATCTACCAGCTATGGAAAAATACGCAGCAGACACTACCCCCGGTTGGCAGAGTGCGTATAAAACAGGAAGAAGTTTTATAGAGAACCAACCATTTATGGCTGGAGGCCATATTCCAAACTTCGCTGGGCGCGGGGGATTTGGCCCAAAGACTCCATATTACAAAGGAGCGGGAGATTTCCAATATTCTGGATTTAAGCAAGAACTGATGAAGAAAATGTATAGCGTGGATGGTCATGCTCCGGGGTATTTTCCAATAAAGGGTAAAGATCCAACAGCCCCCAAATGGCTTATGAACCAATTCGGGTCTGGTAAGGAATTTATAGACTTCATGATGCAAAAGTCTAAAAAAGCGATGTGGAAAAAGATTTCTAAAGGCGAACATCACGGAATGTTTAATATCCCAAGAGACATGCAACTCAATATTGGTGGTACTCCTCAAGCTATGGCGATGGGTGGAAGGATGTGGAAACCCGCAAACAAAGAGGTTTACGAGACATTTAAGTTTGATACCGGCGTGAATATCCAGCAGGGAAAACAATGGAGTGTTGGAGAGGGGGAGGTCTACCAACCAAAGAAAAAGGAAATATGGAACGTCGATAGACAAGAGTGGGGGAACTATGTAGCAAAACCATCAGGGATGAAAGCCATAGGGTCCGACTTAAGGGCACAAAGTGAACTTGCAGACCCATTTTGGAAAACAGCCCCCAAATGGCTTCTGGAACAAATTACTAATAGTAAACGAGGAATTAAAGATTATCACAATATTGCAGCAATAAACGCAGTTGGAGGTATTCGGGGGAAAGATAAAGGTTTCGCTCAGGAGATGATAGGTGATCGCAGATTAACGTCAGTAACCCCACAGGAACTCTTTCGTCATCACAGGTTAGCTGAAAGAGCTACTAACTCATTTAATAGGTTATCACCTGATCAGCAAGACAAAATGTACCAACGGCTTGCGGCCAAAGATACTGCAAGTTATGGACGTATGATAACAGGACAATCGGAGAGCGTTGCAACGCGAGTACTCCCTCCGGGTGTCGTAACAACTCCCGGAACGAGCTATACAATTGGACCCAGAGGCCATGAAACCTCTCCGTCTGGACACGTACAACCCGGAATAGAATACGCGATGAAACATGCTACGGATATGCGTAGGCATCGTAAATTTGCTGATAAGATCGGATTGAGCGGCCTTGAGAAATCTTTAGACGCAAGGCGGGTATACTTGGGCGAGGGAAAAGGTCTAGAATATATCTACAAAGACATGCTTTCAGAAATGAAAATGATGAAGCATTTGGGTCCTTCTTATGCTGGTGGCCATATTCCGAATCTCATGAAATGGGGACCCGGAAAAATGTTACAACCCGGTAATCAAATGATGCCGCCCAAAGCGGGAGTAGGGGGCGCATCCGGACAAAAATGGCTTACTCGTCAAGAGATGGAAAGACTTCAAATGATGCAAGGTCTTGGGATAGACAAGGCGGCTCCGTGGAAAGCCGGGGGAGTGCCGCAGGGTGAGTCTTCCCTTTATTTACTCAAAGAAACGCTTGGGCTAAAACCGCAAATGCAGGGTCCTGCATTTGGAAGAAAAAGACGGTCTGGAGGTCACATTCCGAGTTTTGGATATCAAGAACCTCAGCGCATCAAGGACCTCGAATCTTCAAGGCTGAGGGCTAGGAAAGCTGGAGGAGATTGGCTCAAAGGACAATGGGGTGAATCTCCCTTAGTAAAAGGGGCCAAAAACGTAAGTCTAAGCCTATGGGAAAAAATACAACAAATAATATCTAATAGAAAACCAATGGGACCCGGAAAAGTATTACCCGGTGGTTTTACTATGCCACCCGCAGCCGGAGTAGGAGGCGCACCCGGACAAAAATGGACCCAGCAGCGATATAGGGTAAGAAGCGGAGGTCATATTCCGAATTTTTCTCGATTCTCCCAGAACTTCATAACAGGAAAATATGGGAGATTTAGAATTGATAAAGAGATAGGGGGTGTTAAGGGCCTCAACAAGGAAGAGTTTAAAGCTCTCAGTCGAATGGTTGATGGTCCTGCGATGAAAGCGGCATCTGAGCAAATCTTAGACCCAAAATACGCACACTTAATTGGCGGTCTTAGGGATAAAATTACTTTTAATTACCGCGAGTCATCACCCAGAAAGTTTGGAGATGCAGCCGGGCTCATGGGGGCATTTAGTCCTACTAGAGGTACTATGGATATCCGGCGGCATCCACACAATGATATTTTTCGCGGCAAAGGCGATAAAGAATTTCCAATAAAAGGCCAAAAGGGTGGTTTACCCCAAATTCGTTTCGGCACTGATCCAAGCAAGGGCTTGAAGCGGAAATTCCCTGATCAAGCTCAATGGGATGCCCTTAAAGGAAAGAACAAGAAGCCCGGAGTTATGTTTAATCTACGCGATGAGCTTGAACGGGTGGTGTTGCATGAAGCGGGACATGCGGAAGCAGCCTTGAAGTACATGCTTCGTCGGGGGTTTGGTCCTTCCAAATTTGGTTGGCAAGGTGGCAGCAAAAAAGGGCTAACTACAATCATGGGAGATAAAATGAGCAACAGCGGGATGGCCACTGGTGATATTTCCAGTTATCTTTCTGGAGCCACAAATATCCCCAAGGAAATGCGAGAATTTTTAACATTCTTTCAATCAAACAATCCTATTGCAAAACATATAGTAAGGAGGAGTGCAAAGAGTTCTTCATACCGTGGTGGTGCACAGGGAGAAAGCGTGTTAAGCAGCTTCAAACATCCTTTTTCGGGCCAACAGGTGCAAGAACTTTATGCTGATGCTAGATCATATTCAACTATGTTCAAAATGCCCGGCAGTAGTTGGGGTAAGGCTTTTCATCCGGACAGTATAAAGGAATTTCAAGCTGGAACCAAAGGTATGCTAAATATGGCTGGTGGTCACGTTCCAAACTTCGCAGATCCAATGGCTGCCGCTTTCGCCAGAGAAAAGAAAGCCAGTGGATTACCCCCTAGTCAAATTTATGCCACCAGCGTACATACTCCAAATTACTCAGGGCCAGTGGTTGGCAATAGGCGTGATGAGCCAACCAAGATGGCTTTAAGGTCTGCTGTTATGAATCATCCCAATCCGGCAATGGCTGGAGCCGCAGCGGGTCACGTTCCTAACTTTATTGGAGATATACTCATGGGTGGTGCTGTGGCTGGGGCTGCAGGGGCCGCAGGATATAAAATTTATGGCATGATGGATTCACAATTAAAGGAGCTTCAGGCTACGTTTGAAAAAGACCAAAAGGCGACAGCCAAGGCAGTCATAGCGACAGAAAAAGCTACTCAAGCAGAAGCGAAAGTTTTCGAACAAGAACAAAAAGACATTAAGCAGGAAAAGAAACTACCTGCTATTAAACAAAAGCTTTTGAATATCGCTGAGGGTAGTCCGAGCCCAGCGACAATTGAATCCCTTAGAAAACAACTTGGAGACCTAGGTGTTTTTGAAGGTAAGGGTGACCAAAAGCAAAACCAACAGGCACAGCAGTTGCAGCAAATATTGAAGAATATCGAAACTACTCAAGAGGATGTTCGTAAAAAGGAGGCAGCAAACGTGGCAAGAACGACGGAACTTGGAGGTAGACAAGCCGCAATAGATCAAGTTACTCAAGCTAAAAATGAACATGATACATCAATAAAAAGAGTAGAGCTTACCCAAAAAGTCTTGGATCGTGAAAGAGAAACTGACAGAAAATTAAGAAAAGTACATAAAGACACGATTCGCGAAAAAGAAAAAGCAGTAAGCGAAGTAAAAAAGGCAACAAAGGAAGAAAAAAAGTTCAGGGATCGATCAGTAGCTCAGCGACGGTTAACAATAGTAGCAATAAATCAAGCTGGAGCAAAAGAAGCCGAAAAGGCTGGGAAAAGATTTAGACCCGTGACTCTTGGCGAGCACAAAGCGAAATTGGATCGCGAGACACAGCAAGCCAAAGCAAACGTCGAGAAGACGGCGGAAAAGCAAAGGAAGGCGGAGAATAAAATCGCAAAGAACGACGAGCGCCTAAAAAGGACGACTCCTACCGCGAAAGCGGCTCTTGCACTTCAGAAAAAAGAGGCAGCGGAGTTGAAGTTAAGGAACGCAAGGGACCGAGAGCGGCGTCGAGCCGCAGGGGAGTACAAAAAGGGGGCAGGAGCAGGACAAACCACAGAAGAGCTAAGAGCATCTAGAGAAGCGGAAACGAAGCGAATCGAAGATCTCAAAAAGGGAGACAGAGAAAGCGTAAAATCAAGAGCTAGGGCAGCGGCATCACAGGTAGAAGTCGTAAATAAACAGGCCCGAGTGAATCTTGGAACCGTGGAAGCGAAAAAACAGGAAGCAGCAGCAGCTAAAGAAACTGCGAAGGAGAGAGAAGCGGTATCACGACAAAATGAAAAAAACGCAAAAGAGAAACGAAACGAATTAAAGAAACAAAGCTGGGCGTCAAGAAACAATCAGGCACTAGGTAGTATAGGAATGGCCATGAGTTTTGTGGCTCCAATGGTTGGTGGCGCAGCAGCCGAGGCTTTCGGCGGAAGGGGTGTTGGTAAGGACTCAAGAAGAAAGCGAGCCATGTTACAAGGCGGTGGTACTGCGTTGGGAATGGCGGGTACTGGAGCATGGATCGGGAGCATGATAGGGGCTCCTGCCGGAGGTGCTGGTGCTATCCCCGGTGCTGCGATTGGCGCGGGTATTGGTCTTGCTATTGGATCAATTATGGCACTGTTCAGCACGATGGAAGCGGGTAAATCCATATTGGATGACGTAAGAAGAAAATACGAAGCAGAAATTAAAATCAAACAAGAAGCTGCTGCTGCGACAAGCAAATATACCAAGGCGCAAAACTCATATAATCAGGCACTTGCTGCCGGAGCGGGACCAAAGGCACTCGAAGCCCTGAGAAGAGCAATGGTTGACCAACTTGTAAGGTTGGGAGATCCAAAATTAATGCAAAGATTAATTGATGCCAAGGGTGATCCAAAGAAGTTGGCAGAAATTCAGGCCGATCTTTCTCAAGAAGCTGCTAATCAAGTTATGATCACTGGCAAAGGCGGTGTTATAGAAAGGATGCATGAGGCCGGGGAATTGGAGCAAACGCCATCAGAAGAAGTATTTAGAAAAATGGCCGCAGACATAGTACTGTCTGGCAAACTAAAGGGACCAGCGACTAAGGCAAGCCTCAGGGAAATGGGAATAGATTCAAAAGATGATGATTTAGAAAGTTTCGTGGACCTTATGGACGGTGCAGCATTTGACACTCTAATCAGATTTGTAGAAAAAGCAAGAAAATTAAAAGATGCAGCGGATGCCGAAACCAAAAGCGCAAACAGTGCCGCTACTGCGCTCGTAAATTTAAAAGAGAAAACCGTACAACTTATAGCTGCCCGACAAGCTGAACTTCAATTGGCTGATTTGTTTTATAAGGCAACCGTTACAATGGAGGAAATCGTTGGTAAAATGGAACAAAATATAAGTTCCTATGAAGAACTGGACAAGAATCTTCAAAGAAAGATAAAACTCGGGAATGCCTCCTTATTCAATGAAAATTTTCAAGCCTATTCAAAAGGTGGAATGGATATTTATGGAATGGGAGCCAAGGGAGTAACAATGGGACTTGGAACCGAAACGGAGCAACAATTACAAACATTAGGCTTACAAATGATGAAGGGTAATATTGATACAAAAATGTATGAAGATCTTTTGGGGCCGGGATCTAAGCTCGACAAAAATACTCAAATTTCGCTTCAAGCCAGAATGGCTACTCTAAGTCTCGAACTGGCCAAAAACACAGTCAAACAACACATATCAAATGAGCTAGTCAAAACACAAACAGTAGTACAAAAAAGCAATTTGGATTTTCAACACAGAAGAAAACTGGAAACGATGGCGCTATCTCCCTCAAAGGATATGTTCAGTGCTATACAGGGCTTATTTAGCCCCTTGGGTGCAGGTGCGCCCGGAAGAGAAGGAGCCTTTACCGAGAGGGCACAATCCATGAAGACTCTTGAAAGCATGGGATTCGATTTCTCAAGAGGCGATCTTCAAGGGTTTAAAAAGAAATTACAAGCAGATAGATTTCGTGAAGCTTCTAGTATGAACCTTGATTACCTTGTCGGTAAAGATAAAGCGGAAATGCTAAAAGGTAAGTCCCTAGACGATGCAGCAGACTGGTTAAGAGGAGGTGTAATAACGCCTCCAGTACCTCCAGTACCCGCCGACCCAAGGGAGGATTTTCCCGGAAGACCCGGAATACCCGGAACACCCGCCGTATACGGAGGAGCAAGAACAAAGCACGGAGATCTTATCTTTCAGATGCTTCGCACATTGAAAAGCGGAGAGATAGACAAACAGAGAAAAGATATAACAGGAGAAATAGAAAAAGAACAAGGACAACTGAGAAGAAATCTTGTTGAAATTCTTGGTGGCAATGTCCAACAAATGTCCAACCTTATCACTTCTCAAGCAGACTTAATAAAATCAAATGGTGACCTTGAAGTGGCCCTCAAGACGATGCCCGAATCCTTCGCTAGTGCATGGGCGAATATGATGTACAATCAGCAACAGGCGGCTTCAGCAAGAACTGTAAATGCTTTCAGGAACCAATCTGGCACTATTCCCGCTTCAGTTACGAGAACTCCATTTCAGGCAGCGATAAATCCTCTTTCCAGAAGTTCAAGTATCCAGAACAAGCCGAGTTTCAAGAGCTTGTGGGAGAATACGGGAGTGATGAGAGGGCATTCCCTGAGGGAAGAAGGATACGGGTTCCAACTCACTGACTCAGGCCATACCCCCGGAAGGGACGCATACATCGGTGCAAGCGCCCCGATGCTCTATGGCCCTTCAGATAAATTCCAAGCGGCATGGGACGCCGCCCGGACTGAACCAAGCACTCGTTACCCCGGTGGGGAGTCTCTTGGGGCAATGCCAGAGAAGCTTAGCAAGGAGCGTCCCGGCCTTATGACTGATTGGGACCCTAGAAAAGAATTTATGACTGACTGGAGGAAGTTTATGACCAGTTCGGCGTATCTGAATGCAGATACAAAAGACAAGATGCAGGACGCTCTCGAGACTGAATGGGGAGATCTTTGGGAGGATTATAATATGACCCAAGCCGAGATGTATGCGCTCATTAAATCAATAATGATTATTGAAAGCAAGAAATCAAAATATAGTGGCTCATTTCCAACGACAAATATGC